AATCTGAGTATAAAGTTTTTCTTTTTCGGGGGCGCTAATAACTGTGCTCATACTTGTTTTATTTCTATAAATACCTTATTATTGGATAAATAAGTAAAAATATGAGCATATCAGAATATCTTTTTAATGCATTTAGTTATTGTGGGCAGAAAAACATCGATTTCCGATTAATCAATTCGGATTTAAAAGAAAACAAATACCATTTCGATGCTGAAAATAATTTAGTGACCGTAACCATAGGGGATTACGATGATAAAGAATTTGTTAAAGTTTTAGAAGAAAACTTAGAACAATTAAAACAGTCCTTTAAGTAGTTCAGAAGCGAAGGTATCACTGTATTCACCATCACCCATAACCTGATCAATAACATTTTTCTTTTTTTGTAAGATGTTATAGATGTTCATTTCAATTGTATTCTCAAAAACTGGGTAATAAACCAACACCGAGTTTTTTTGACCATAACGGTATGCTCTATCCTCGGCTTGTGAATGGTGGGCTGGCACAAATGATAAGTCATTCATAATAACCCCTTCCGCGGCAGTAAGAGTAATACCAACGCCACCAGCAATAATGTTAGAAATAAATATTTTTACCTTATCTTCATTTTGAAATCTATCAACACTATTCTGTCTTTTTTCTTTTGACATTCTACCATCCAATATCACAGCATTTTTGCGGTATTTTTCATATAAAGTATCTAGTGTTGCGGTAAAATTTGTAAAAACAATAACTTTTTTACCTTGTTCAATAAATTTATCAATTAACTCACAAGTATACGGAATCTTCTCGATTGAAATCAATTGTCTAATTTTCATTAAACGATTAATAGTTACAGAAACACTTTCATTCTTTTTACTTTCTTTTGAAATTCTCATAAACTCCTCAAGTTCGTCATCATAAAATGTGTTTTTTAGTTCGACAAAAATTGGTGTAATTATTTTTTCTGGTAAATCTAATATATCGGTTTTCATTCTACGCAGTATTAGATTTTTAGTTCTATCGCGCAATTCGTCCAAGTTACTAGCACCACTAGTGTTCCATATTTTTTTCATTCCAACATTAAATTGAAATCCTTTACAATAACGTCTAACATAACTTTGCCAGTTTAATGTTAAAGGTGAATTTGCGATTTTCAATAAGTTGAAATAGTTAATAGGTCTAGAAGTCATTGGTGTTCCAGTCAATAACCAAACCTTAGGTATCTTATCTAGAATATCATTAAGTAATTTAGTTCTTTGCGCCGTTGAGTTTGAAATGTAATGCGCCTCATCAACAATTGCCAACTCAAACTTCTCATTCATTATTAATTTATACGCCTCACTATCTTCTGTGTTATCCGTCGTGTGGAAATTTTTAAGAATATCATAGTTGATTATATAGTAATCAAATGTGGACCCCCATTTCTTTCCTTCAATCAATAAAATTCTACGGTCGGTATAATTTTTAATTTCTCTTTCCCAGTTAATTTTAAGAGATGCTGGACAAACAATTAATATTTTTTTAACCCCGCTTTCAATTGATGCAATTACGGCAGATGTTGTTTTACCTAGACCCATATCATCAGCCAAGATAAAGCGGTCGTTAACTAATAGTTTTTCAATCGCTTCTTTTTGATGATTCATCGGAGGTCTAACAGAATATTTTTCATAATCAATTACTCTGTTTAACTTTTTTTCTTCAGCCATTATTACCACCTTAGGTACCCATAACGCTTGTAGTTTCTCGGCGTCTAAAACTTTACCCCATATGTGGTACGCCTTATCTGATTCACACAATAACTTTTCAATCCAAATTTTTTCTGGGGGCTTAACCAATAGTTTATCTTCCATTAGTTTCTCACCAAAAGTTTGAACAATATTCACATATTTTCTAGCCACTTTAGGAACCACATTTTGATATTTTATAATATAATCAGCTTGTGTTCTTGTTAATTTATAGTTCTTGGTGTCAAGTAACTTTTTCTTCCAATCAAGGATTTGGTTATTTGACCCTTCATATATTGCTAGTATTTCTCGAGCTTCAATTTCTGGTAACATAATCTTTATATAGAAATATACGGAAAAACAAATACATTATAAACTATTTATATTGTATGGATAATAAACTACCAATAACTAGATTAAGTAAATTTTTCTCAAACGAGGATTTTGATTTACAGATACAAATAGGTCAAGAATATTTGCACGGTGATCTTAACATGAAATTGGTCCTTTTTAGAGTTGATAGACAAAAAACAGATACCGATGGGGTTTATGGTGAGGTAGGTCTTGATGAAATCAAATATTTCCCACCAATCGAAGTTAACGCCTTGGTTCAAGTAGAAGCGTCTAAAAATAATTCATACAAAGCTGGTATGATGCGATATAATGAACCGGGTAATTTAACATTCTCAGTTTATATTAAGCATCTAAGTGAATTAGGGGTTGAAATTAAGTACGGTGATTATATTGGTTATCCAGAAACCGAAAATAAAATGCGTTACTATACTGTGACAAACGATGGTAAGGTAACATCTGATAACAAACATAACTTGTTTGGTTATAAGCCGTATTATCGCACAATAACTTGCGCGCCAGCACAGGAACAAGAATTTAGAGGAGTATAAAATGGGAATACCAAAAAGAAAAAACGACATACAAATCTACAAAGGTAAAGAATTGACCGGTAGAAGACAGGAATTGTTAGATAAAATAACAAAGTCGGATACGTATTTACCTGACTCTATTCTACATGACGATTTAGATATGGGTATGTTAGATTTTGTTAACACTAATTTTAAAGTTATTAGTGACGGTAAACCTATTCCAATTATTCCAAAAATTTTAACGATACAAAGATGGGCTCAGGTAATGAATACTTGGGAGTTTTCCGACGATGACGGTAATATGAAAATACCATTTATGGGTATCATAAGAAGACCTGATGTACAACCGGGAACAAATCCATCAATACAAAGAACAATCCCAGAAAGATTACCTTTCCATTACGCAACAGTTGCTACTTGGAACGGCACACAAATGGGTGCAGACGTTTATAAGATACCACAGCCGGTCGCAGTGGACATTACATATGAGGTTACCATTATTTGTAACAAAATACGTGAACTAAACAGATTCAATAAAATTGTAATGCAAAAATTTGCATCTAGACAAGCGTATACAACGGTAAAAGGTCATTACATACCTATTTTACTAGATAAGGTTGAGGATAACTCTCCGATTGAACAAATTGATAATCGTAGATTTTACTCGCAAAATTATCAATTTACTTTGTTAGGTTTATTAATTGACTCTGAAGAATTTGAGGTTAAGCCGGCCATTAGTAGAATGTTTCTATTAAATGAATTCATTGCAGGATCTAATTATCAAAAGAAATATATTAATAAAACAATAGAATTGACCGTTGTAACTTTCCCAGGGGATGGTTTGCAAAAACAATTTAGCGTTGGTGAGAGTATTGGTATTCTATTTAATGTTTCAATAAACGGTCTTTTACAAGAAAGAGATGTAGATTATTTCCATATCGCCGGAACATCTAAAATAACATTTGTAGATGCTCCGTTTGAAAATAGTTTAATTGCAATAACATATTATAAAGGTAAAAATAGTGTATTCATAGATAGCTACGGTAAACCAATTCAAGTTTCCACAGAATATTACACTTACGATGGTTCAACCCTTGTTTTCGAATTATTGAATAATATTGACAGCATTGTTAGTTTAGATATTAACGGTCTTTTGGAAGAAGAGGGTGGCGGATTTGATATTAGTTCATCAAATGAAATAACTCTCAATTATTCCCCTGTGATTAATTCAAAAATTGGTGTGACATATCTACACTAAGATTCCCCGTAAATGTCCCTTTTTTTAGGTTTACAGGTTTCTTCTATTAATTTTTCTAAAAGTTTATAAATTTTTAATCCGTGTTTATCACAGTGGGTTTTAACCATTTCGTGATGTTTATCACTTATTTTGACGTTTTTGGTTGTTGTTTTCATATCTAAAGATAAATAACGATAAAAAAGGATAAAATACTATCTAAGTAGTCAAAATCTTGGAAATCTTTGCTAAAAACAAAGATATTTATTTGATAAGAATAAAATAACTTAACCAAACATTTATCAATGGCAAATTCAAACAGAGTTTTCGTTTCTCCGGGGGTCTACACTTCAGAGAAAGATTTAACATTCGTAGCGCAAAGTGTAGGGGTAACAACATTGGGTTTAGTAGGTGAAACTTTAAAAGGTCCAGCTTTCGAACCAATCTTGGTGTCTAATTTCGACGAATTCAAAACATATTTTGGTGGCACTTCACCCGCAAAAGACGGAAGTGATAACCCAAAATACGAGTTACCTTATGTAGCAAAATCATATTTACAAGAATCAAATCAGTTATTTGTAACCCGAGTATTGGGTTTAACTGGTTATAAACCAAACAGAACCTATGGTATTAAAACATTGGGTGGTATGGTTGTTGGAGACCTTGTAACAACAGGAACAACAACTGGAACAACAGTGGTTACCGCAAGTGGTATTACTGGTTCAACATTTTATGCTGAACTTTCAGGAAAAACAGCATCTGATGGCGACTCAGTACCAGGATTTATCTTAGACCGATATAGTGGAAACACTAGTGGGAATACTGGTAACTGGTTTACAATTGGAACTGTACCAACTGCTGCAACAAGTTCTTTAACTGGAACCACTGTTTCATCACCAATAGGTATTAGTGCAACCAAAAACTGGTATAACACATACTCAAACTTTACAAACAAGGTTTATTCATACCTATTCGTTTATAATCACGGAACAACATCATTTGATGTTACAAGATATGAATATAGCGCAACTTTAGCAAATGACGGAAAAGTTGTTTGTTTGTTAAGGTCTAGAGGTTCATACATTTCGGAAGTATTAACACATAGAGTTACTGGTACAACATCGGTTCAAATTACTGGATCAGATATTGCATTAGATCCTTTATCAGAATTCACATTAACTGTTACAGACGTCGATGCTGATGTTAGAACATTTGATTGTAGTTTTGACACTGCTTCAACAAAATATATTACAAAAGTTTTAGGTGTTGATGTTTTTGATAAAGAAAAAACGGTTAACCCAATATATGTTCACGAAGTTTATCCAAATTTAATTAAAAATCTTTTCCAACAAGGTCAAATCAGAGGTTTAAATACTACTGAATATGTAAACGCAGAAGATGAAGATTTTGTACAACAATGGGATATGGCGGGTTCAAATTTAGTTGTTTCTGAAGTAAGAGGTGGTAACGTATTTGATTTATTTAGTTTCTTAACAATATCAGATGGTAACGCTTCTAATAATGAAGTTAAAATTACTATTCAAAATATTAATGTTGAAACTGGTGAATTTGATGTTTTAGTTCGTGATTTTTATGATTCAGACGAAAACCAAGTGGTTCTAGAGAAGTTCTCAAGATGTTCAATGAATCCGGATCTTCCAGGTTTCGTTGCTAAAAAAATTGGTACATCTGATGGTGAATATGAAATCAGAAGTAAATACGTTATGTTAGTATTGGCTGATAACGCGCCAGCAGACGCAATTCCAGCGGGTTTCAAAGGATGTACAACCAAAGATTCTATCGGAGGTTTAACATTTAAAACAAAATACAATACAGCAGGTGAAACAATTTATTATAACACAGATGGTAGTGCGGAAATATCTAATGGAGATAAAGTTAAAAAAGTAACATTAGGTTTATCATCGCAATCACATATTGGATATGACAAAGACATGTTCAAATTTAAGGGTGTTGGTGCTAATGAGGTAACATTTGGTTTTCACTTATCAACAAATGCCTCAACAATAACTGACGCTAATGGAAATACAGTATATGAAACAACTGCATATGACTTTGAAGGTCAAACAGGTGTGGATAACCCATTAACAGGTATATCTTATTGTAAATTCACATTACCAGTATTTGGCGGATTTGATGGTTGGGATATCTACAGAAATGTTAGAACAAACACAGACGGATATATTTTTGGTAAAAACACATATTCAACCAATCACTCAACAAGTGGTGGTGTATTCAGTTCAACAGTTGGTAACTCAGATTATTACGCTTATTTAGAAGGTATTAATTCATTCTCTAATCCAGAAGCAGTAGATATTAATTTATTTGCAACTCCAGGTATCAATTGGTTAAACCACAGTTCTCTTGTAACTCAAGCTATTGATATGGTTGAGAATGATAGAGCGGATTCATTATACATTATTAATGCACCAAACCACACAACAACAGCGGAAGTTGTTGATGATTTAGATAGTGTTAGTTTAGACACAAACTATTCAGCAACTTACTGGCCTTGGATTCAAGTAAGAGATACTGACAACGCAACTCAACTTTACTTACCACCAACAGGAGAAGTTGTTAAAAACATTGCATTAACCGATAATGTATCATATCCTTGGTTTGCAGTTGCAGGTTATTCAAGAGGTTTAGTTAACTCAATTAAAGCAGCTAAAAAATTAACATTAGATGATAGAGATGAATTATACAAAAACAGAATTAACCCAATTGCGACATTCTCTGATACAGGTACAATTATTTGGGGTAACAAAACCTTACAAGTAAGAGAATCGGCATTAGATAGAATTAACGTAAGAAGATTGTTATTAAGAGCTAGAAAGTTGATTTCAGCAGTAGCAGTTAGATTATTGTTCGAACAAAATGATGATCAAGTAAGACAAGAATTCTTAAGTTTGGTTAACCCAATATTAGATTCTATTAAGAAAGAAAGAGGTTTGTATGATTTCCGCGTAGCGGTTTCTAACGACCCAGAAGACATTGATGCTAACACACTAAGAGGTAAGATTTACATTAAACCAACTAGATCATTAGAATTTATCGATGTAGAATTCATAATAACACCAACAGGTGCTTCTTTTGAAAATATATAATATTAATTAAAATAAAACACAAATGGGGGGTAGACATAATATCCCCCATTTTAATTTTTGATAGTGAAAAGAGATGATGTTTTTTAAAAATTTTATATTTTTTTCTCTATTTTTTAAGATTTGTTTGATATTTTTTTAATGTTTTATATAAGTGTTTGCAAAAAGCTACGGAAAAAAATCGACAAAACCAAGAAAACCCAAAAATAAATTTATTTTAATTAGTGATATATTTATAATAAAGCAAATAAACTAAAAACAAATATAACAAAAAATGGCGGATTTATTAATGAAAATGCCGGTTCCCTACGAACCAAAAAGAAAAAATAGATTTATCCTAAGATTTCCATCTACATTAGGTATAAATGAGTGGTACGTGACTTCAACATCTCGCCCATCAGCTAAAATTAAATCTGTTGAAATACCTTTCTTAAACACCTCAACTTACGTTGCTGGTAGATTTGACTGGGAAGAAATTAAAGTTCAGTTTAAAGACCCGATTGGTCCTTCAGCAGCACAAGCACTTATGGAGTGGTTCCGCTTACATGCAGAATCGGTTACAGGTCGTATGGGTTATGCCGCAGGATACAAAAAAGATGTGTACTTGGAAATGTTAGACCCAACAGGTGTTGTTGTTGAAAAGTGGTTATTAGAGGGTTGTTTCCTTACCAACTTAAACTTCGGTGATTTAGCATATTCTCAAGATGAATTGGCAAGTATCGACTGTTCTTTAAGAATGGATAGATGCGTACTTATTTACTAGTATTCTACACAATATATTGATATTCAATTCGTTAAGTCCAGTGTTCCACGTGAAATGCAGGATTTAACGAATTTTTTTTTAAACTTTACTTTAATGTACTTATAGTGTAAACTAGTATTATGGAAAATTTTAACATAGACCCCTCAATTGCATACGACGTTGTGCAATTACCTTCGCAAGGACTATCATACACAAATAAGAAAAAATCCGTCAGGGTGGGTTATTTAACCGCTGCTGATGAGAATGTATTGATGTCCCCCAACTTAATCAATGGCGAAGCCGTTATTGACGAATTATTAAGAAGAAAAATTCTTGATAGAGATTTAGACGTAAATGAACTTTTAGAAGAGGATAGACAAGCAATCTTAATTTTCTTGCGAAATACCGCATTTGGTACAATTTATAAGGTAAAAGCGGTTGACCCTAAAACAAGTGAAAATTTTGAACAGGATATTGATTTATCTAGTTTAAAAACAAAAGATTTTACTTTAAAAGCAAACGAAAATGATGAATATTCATATCATTTACCAATCTCTAAAAAAGATATTTCATTCAAATTCTTAACACAATCACAAGAAAATGAATTACTAACAATAAGGAATAAAACAACTGGTAAAGAAGTTTCTAATGTAATAACCAAACGACTAGAAATGATGATTAAATCCATTGATGGGAATAAAGACCCAATGGCACTTTACCAATTCATTCAAACGATGCCAATTAAGGATTCTCAGGACTTTAAGAAATTCGTTTCAGATAATAAACCAGGATTAGATTTGTTTATTGATATAGCCGCCCCGTCAGGAGAAAAAGTCACAGTTGTTATTGACTTTGGGGTGGAGTTTTTTCGTCCTTTCTACGGATTATAAGAAATATCAAATGGATGAAATATTATTCTTGTTGAAAAACGGTTTTACGTATCAAGATGTATTAATGATTCCAGTACACGAAAGAAGAAATTTCGTTAGTTATTTATTTGACTTGCAAAATGGTTAATCTAATATTTATAGGTTATGGGATTTAACAGCGCAATTGACGAATTATTTAGTAGTAATGGTAGACGTGGTAATACGGATTTGCTTTCTTTTATGCAATCCAATACAACTAACTATAGTTCAAACAATGCACTAAAGCAAGACATTAACGATGGTATATCGACTCTTCAAAACAAAATCAGAACGCTTACAGCATCTTCCGCTGCAACTGGTGCTGCCGCCGGTGGCGCTGGTGTTCTAGCAGCAACATCTGGTGCTGTTGGCAGTGTTGTTGGTAGAATATCGAGTTTGGCTGGTACTGCAATAGGTGGATTAGGTAATATTATTGTTAGTGGCGCTGAAAGTATATTTAAAGACCAATTGAATGTTCAGAGAGATTTGCAATCCTCAGAAATTTCTGCACTACTTAAAACAGTTGCCACAAATGCGGTAAAACCCGTGGATCTTGTTAAAGGAGTAATTAGTTCACTAGCATCAAATGCTGCTGGATTACTTGCAGATGCTTATGATAACGAAGCAAAAATGCTAACATCAATTTCAGAAGCTGGTGGAATTATGGGTGATTTTGCTGGTGTTATGAAAGAGGAAATGTTAACAGCGGCAGAAGAAGCAACTAAATTTGGTGTTTCAATGCAAGAGGCAAGAGATGCCTCAGCGGCATTAAGTAAAAATTCCGGACAAACAAAACTATATACAGCAGAAACAGTTGCAAATGCACTTAAGATTAGTAGTACATTAACGGATAGCGCAAAATCTATATTTGAAAATGCTGAGAATTTTAGAAATATTGGTTATGGGTTACAAGACGCAACTAAAATTATATTAAACGCTGGTAAAGCATCTTTAGCACAAGGTTTAACAGCTAGGGAAACCACAAAAACATTAATGGCTAATTTAGGTAAACTAAATGAATACGGATTTAAAAATGGTGTTGCAGGTTTAACTCAAATGGTTCAACAAGCACAATCACTAAAACTAAACATGGATAAAGTTTTTGTAGTTGCTGACAAAGTTTTTGAACCAGAAGGGGCTATTGATATGGCAGCTAAACTACAAATGATTGGTGGCGCTGCTGGTGACCTAGCTGACCCTATTAGAGCAATGTACGATGTTACCAATAATATGGAAGGCATACAAAGTTCAATCATTGATTCAGCAAGAAGTTTAGCTGTGTTTGATGAAGCTCAAGGTCGTTTTGCTGTTACAGGTATCAACTTAAGAGTTGCAAAAGCTAGAGCAGATGCGCTAGGGATGACGCTGGGGGAAATGTCGAGTTTAGCTATAAAAGCAGCAAACCAATTTGAGGTAATGAGTCAAATAGATATGTTCCCTCAATTCAAGGATGGTGATCAAAAAGAGTTTATAAAAAATATGGCTCAAATTGGTTCAGGTGGAACAATTGGGTTTGAAATACCAAAAGAAATGCAACAATTCTTTGGTGGTCAGGCGTTTGTTGAATTATCAAATATGACTGGTGACCAAGTTGCCGCACTACAAAGATATCAAGAACAAATTGCTGGCGCTAGTTTGGAGGATTTGTCTAGAAGCCAATTTACCGTTCAAACACAAATGATGAGTGATATTAATAGCATTTATTTGTTATTACAAAACAATTTAAGAAGAGGTATTCGTGAAACTCAGGTTTATGATTTATTAGATAAAGCTAAAACCGCGTTAATGGACCCGAGTAACGGTCCTGCATTAGTTAAAGGCGCTGAAGAAACCTTAAACAAAATTATGGGTATAATACCAGGTGGTGATAGTTTTAAGGGAACATCTTATGAAAAACAACAAGAAAAAATTCAAAAAGAAATAAATGATGCTAAAAGTAGACCCATTTCCGGAAATGAAACAACATTTAATGTTAATCTAAAAATTTCGGGTGCCGATAACTATGCTAATTTACTAGCCACAACAATGCAAAAAGACCCTTCAATGAAGGATCAGGTGGTTGCAGCAATAAATGAACCAATTAGATCATATTTAGCAAATGCTTAATTGGTTTTATAATAATATCTATTTATAGAATAAAGAATAGATGCCAAGTTACTTAGATTTTGATTCAACCAAAAAATTAAGAGATGCGATGTTAGCAAAGACATTAGTACAACCTAATGGGCCGCAAACATTCACGTCTGGTAATTACTCTATTCAAAATACTTCAAATTTCGCAAACGTTGACCCAGGGGAAGTTTCGGACCAAAGACCTAAACTTTTATTAGACGCATCAAATAGCAACACATTTAAACCAGAAATCTACGTTGTAAAGGAAAATATCGATGTTTTACCAAGAAGAGCAAATCTTGGTTTATATCCCTACTTTCAACGTGACCAAGACCATTCATTAATTAGTATATTAACAACGGACAAATATGATGATGAATCCGAATTATTTAAGTTCGCGGCATCAAATATTAAAACAGCAACAGAGGGACCAATACAGGCGAGAATTAGACAAAACTTATTAGCTAATACATTAAGTAAAGTTAGAATATTAGATGCACTAGCGGGTAACACAAATACCGCAATCGGTTTAATTTCAGGTAGAGAGCCATTAGTTGAAAAAAATTATAAAATTACTGTTGCTAAATCTTTGGCCGGTAAGGTAATTGATTTTGCACAAACGGTTGCGGGTGTAGAATTCCCTTGGAGTGAAATCCCTGGTGATTATTTAAGTAACCCAGCAAATCCTGTAAAATATAGACCAGAAGCAAGAACAGGATTAGGTAGAGCATTTCAAGATGTTACAGGTGTGTTAGGTTCTTTAATTGGAATAGAAAGAAGACCAAAGCGTTCTAGAAAACCTTCGGATTTATTAATTGAATATATGGGTAACGGACAATTACAAACATTGTACAATAACCTATCATTTTCAAAATATAAACCAGATTATACAACAACTGGCAGATCACAACAATCTAGTAAATTATTTAATTTCCCAAATCAAATTGCACAGGGAATTAAAAACGTTTTAGGTGTTGAAGCACCTAGGGGTAATGCATATATTGGTGATGATAGAGGTGAAGATGTGATGTATGCTATTTCGGACTTTAATGATAGACCAGTAAGAAGTGGTTATTATCTTTCATTAATGTTTGATGAAACGGCAACTAAGTTATTTCATAAAGATAAAAATATATCGGATGGCGGACAAATAGGTGGTAAACTTACTTGGGTTAGTAGACAATCAAATGAAAAAATAAAAGGTGTTCATAATGCTGAATGGCAAAGTGAGGCATCAAGACATGCTGAAAGTTTATCTACGGCTTATGAATTTAGAGAGGATTCAATACTAGGTGAAACACAAAGATTACTTAATACATTACCAGAGAATGGTGGTGAAGCAAAAGGACACGTGGCAAATGCCATTGACCAAACAAGTAGAGTTTTTCGTGAAGGTGAGACAATGTTATCTAGAGGTTCTGCTATAAAATATATTGATAAATTTTCTGGCGAAGAAAGTGGTATTGAATATTGTCGTGTATGGACAAAAGACCGTTCATATATGAATTATTCTGACACAATGAAACGTACTGGTTTAATTAGAAATTTTAAGGAAAGTGTAATGACAACTCCTTGGAATTTGAATATTGCCCCAATGTCAAACGGACAAAGAGGTAAAGACGCATTTAATGGTTCAACAAACATTATTAATGGTCAGGCAAAAAAATATATGTTCTCAATAGAGAATTTAGCATGGAAAACATCAAACAAGCCGGGATTTACGTACAATGATTTACCATATTGTGAAAGAGGACCTAATGGTGGTAGAGTTATGTGGTTTCCGCCATATGATTTAAAATTTCAAGAGACAAATACGGCAAACTGGGAAACAACTAAATTCATAGGTAGACCAGAACCCATATACACATATCAAAATGCGGAAAGAAGTGGTACTGTATCGTTTAAGGTTGTTGTCGATCACCCAAGTGTTTTAAACTTATTAGTTAAAAAACGTTTTGAGGGTATGTCTGATGAAGAATCAACAAACTACATCAATTCATTTTTTGCTGGTTGTGAACAATTAGATTTCTATGATTTAATTAGACGTTATGGTAATTTGGAATCCGAAGAAATTGAGATTATACAAATTTGGTTAAGTTATTATCGTGATGGTAAAACTAGCGACGATTATCTTAAACTAAAATTTAAAAGAACTGCTGGTGAGATTGTGTCCACAAACCCTAATAACAGCGATGGGTTGTTACCTTATCAATCAGAACCATTTGACACTGGCGGTGCATCAGGACAACCAGTATCGTTTGATGGTGACTTATATTTTAGAAACGACCAACCACATCCTCAAGATGGTTTATATGCTGATTCAGATTATGAGGCACAATATACTTCTTATGTGGCATTAAAGTCAACATATCAATCTAAATTAGCAACAGGTTTAGCAAGTATATTTGCAAGTAATTCGGCAAGCAATAAAAAAGATAGAAACACATTATACAATAATGAAAACCCAGATCCTAGTGTTACAGGTAAAACAGTTACCGAACTAAATGAGGGTTTCACTAAATTAGACACAAATTATAATAAACTTAAAGATGCAACAGCCGCAATTAAAAAAGATATTGAAGCTAAAAAAATTAAAGAAGTAAAACTTGAAATGCAATCATCAACATCATTTGTTGCTGATGAAAAATATAATATTAAATTAGCGTTTAGAAGATCTGATAGCGTTGCAAAATACGTTTTAAAATCTATATCTAAAAGTGGTACTGTGCCTAGTTTTACGTGGAAAGCAACTCCAGCAGAATTAAAAAGTAATCCAGCACAAAGAACAGAAGAAATAACTATTTCTTTTAAAGATTTAGGATACAGTGATGATATACAAGGTAATGTAATTATTAAATTCGTTATGTTAGGTGAAAACACTAAAAATAGTGATTGCGGTGGTCTTGATTGTCATGGTATTGAATTACTAAACACCTCAGGATTAAAAATCGCAGCGCCAATTACATTCTTATGTCGTCACACAAAAGTAAATTTAAATTATACTTCAGTTGATGAAACAGTAGAAAGTGAGGGGTTTGACCCATATGACAGTGAACCACTACAAGATTTTGGTAGTGAGCGTGTTTACCCACCAAAAATCGAGATTGATGTTGAAACCGATACTGTTAATAGAAAACCACCATTGGATGCGTTGAAATTAATAATAATGAAAATATTATCAGAATGTTTTTATTTTCAACAATTAGAGGAATCATCACCATTAGCTTATAGTGCCTTAAAGGACAAATTAAAATATTTTCACCCAGCGTTCCATTCGATGACACCTGAGGGGTTAAATTCTAGATTAACATTTTTACAACAATGTTTAAGACCCGGAGACACTATCCCAATTAAGGATATTAGTGACATCATGAATCTAGATGCTAGAAATACAACTTTTGGTCCACCACCAATTTGTGTATTGAGAATTGGTGACTTCTATCATTCAAAAGTTATTATTGGTAATATACAAATAAACTACGATGATGCGCCTTTAGATATGAATCCAGAGGGTATCGGTATTCAACCCATGATTGCCAACGTTACGATGCAAATTAGTTTTATCGGCGGTCAAGGATTAAAAGAACCAGTTGCTAAGTTACAAAATGCATTGAGTTTTAACTTTTATGGAAACACTGAAGTTTATGATCATCGCTCAACAGCAACTGAAGACAGAACGAAATTCAATATAGCTGAATTAACAAAAATTTTAGAATCAGCGCCTAAAACACCTACAAAACCAATAGTTAGTGAATCTCCAAACAAACCAATTGATGGAACATATATTGGTTTAGTAGAAGGAACTGATAATTTATCTTACTTACCATATGTTTTAGAACAAGGCGAGAATAGCATATTTGAATCTACAAAATTATACTTTGATAGTTTAAAAACGAAATATAATGAGTTATTGGTTATTAATGGACCATTGTTAATGCCATTATTCATTTCACCAAATTATAGAAAAAAATATAAAATGGATGTAAATGATTCTGTTTCAACAACAACTGAAATTGAATTATTGGGGGTATATGATAGTAAAACAGATTATTCAATATTGGTTAATAATTTTAATCAGGGATTAACTAAAAAAGTTAATAGTATTTCTAGCATAAGTACCTTTTTTGAATTTGATTCATTCTTACAGGATTATAAAATTACTCAATCAGATTTAATTTTAAAGCAGTTTATTTTAGATTTAATTAAAACAAAAATATCTGATCTTGAGGGTGTTAAATTAACTGAGATAGAATCAGCAAGAAATAAAGTTGTCCAAATTTTTGATAAATTAAATTTTATTTTAAGTACAAATGGCAAGGACGGTAAAACAGATAAAGAAACTATAACAGGAAAACAAGCAGCTAATTTTATACCTGCCGATTTTTACGATAGATATAAAAAGGTTATTACTTTCATACAAAAAGAACACCCTGAATCATTTACGAATGATTTAACCACAACTATTGATTTTATTTCAGTACATAATACAACATTACCTGATGATGTTTTTAAAGACCTTATTGGGTATTTTATAACTGAAGCGGATATAACAAAATTAGAAACACTTTATAAGGATTCACCAGATACTCTTTTCTTTACTCCTAATATAATTTCTAAAATGAGTAAAAAAATGAAAAAATTGATACTCACAACTAAAGAAAAGAAAATTAAATTTAAACATCCAAATGTTAAAGATACAAATCCATTATTATATACTATTACCGATGTAACATTAACGGGACCAGAAAATGAAAAATTAAAAAAAGTGCTAAACTCAAAAGATAATAGTAGTGGAGTTAAATTAAATTATTTAAGATGAACCAATATTTTGACAGGTATCAATATTTTGTAGAAGATGAAGAACACAAAATTGTTCCAGGTATTGAAATACCTGTTAAATCTAGTGACAAATATATCCAATACAGAAAAAATAAAGATAGATTAGATAAACTTTCACAAGAATTTTACAATTCACCCTTATTTGGTTGGATAATCATGATGGCAAACCCTAGTTCTGGTTCTATGGAGTTTGAAATTCCGGATAATACTACAATAAGAATACCTTTTCCGCTAGTTAACACTTTACAAGATTATAAAAGAGGGGTAGAATTGTATAAACTATATTATGGCGAATAATAGAATCAGCATCAATGAAAACATACTTGTCAAAGTCGACCAACAAAACCTTGTTTATATCGACCCATCTAGTATTGTTGATAATGATGGTGAAATACATAGTAGATTGGTTGACCATGAAAACTTGGTCATGTATGTTAATCTAGAAGCCGATTTAGTTCCTAGAACAACTTTATTTTCTAACGGTGATGAAAACACAATGATTTCAATTGCTGGCGGGGAATTAAATTTTTTACGTAATCAAAATGGTCAAAACTACGATACTAGTTGGACAGACGTTTTCACCCCAGCAGCTAATGATGCTTTATCATCAAACGTAGATGTTCAAGAAAAAATATCTGATGGCTCTGGTCAAAGTTTCGGTTTTGAAAGTATTAATATTGTCACTAAAGGTGCAAACGCAATACCAGAGGTTAGCATTAATTTAATCGATGCTAGAGGTAAAACATTATTTGAATCGCCTAAAAATTCACCATACCAAGCATTTTTTCATTTACCTTGGCCAATATTTTATTTAACGGTAAAAGGGTATTACGGTAAAGCAATTCGTTATAGATTGCACATGGTTGATTTTAAAAGTAAGTTCAATGGTACATCCGGAAATTTTGAAATTACTACAAAATTTGTTGGTTCAACTTTTGCTTATTTAAACGACATATTATTACAAAATATTTTAGCTGCGCCATATATGTATATGGTCGAAAACTCTGAACCATATCGCGAAAACACAAAAACAGGTTTAATTGAGAAAAAAATATCTCAATCAACAAAGGGTTATTCTATCTTAAAATCGGTATACTCCGACTATAAGAATAAAAAACTAATTCCAGAAAACTTTCCAATTAAAACATTAAGAGATTTAGTTATGACCGCAGAATCTGCGGAAAGATTATTGGAAACACAAATTTTTAAAAATGTTGTTGACTTTAAAGTTTTAGGTTCTGTTAAAGAGTATGAAAATATTATTACAGCTTTTCAAAAAGGTATTGATGCCTGGGGTAGGTCTTATTTAAATTTAGGACAACCAGATAATCCGGAAAATGACGGTGTTGCATATTATCCATTGACAAAAGTTGCAAGTGAAGAAGATACCAAGGCGGGTAGTATTAGTTTAAGTAGTATAACGGGTACAACTAAAAATGCACTTAACAAGAAAATAAATGAATACAAAGAAAGAGCGTACAATAATCAAGCGTTTGGTGTCACTTTAGATAAAAACCTAATTAAAGATACCGGTATATCATTAAAAACAATAACATTTGATAGGGTTTTAAATAAAAGGTATTATAGTACAAAGGGCGGTAAAGTTAGTGTTGCGTTTGATATTTTGGTTAACGACATCAATGATATTAAAAACGAATTTGTTGCACAAAGAAATGAATTAGAAAACAAGTTGGAAACCAAAATGAATGAAATCATTGAAAACGATTCAGATTTAGGTATCGGGTTTAAACCAACAATCAGAAATATATTTGCCGTGATATGTGCTAATGCAGACACTTACATTCGTTTAATGAAAGATGTTCACGTTAAAGCAATTCAAAGTTCAAAAGAAAGACAATCAATACTAACAGCAAGAAGTATTGTAGATAACAAAAATGAGGGATTATATCCTTGGCCACAAGTTAAGAAACAAATTAACGAAAACACGTCAACTTTAATGTATCCAGGCGACGCACAAATCGCAAATGGTATTAAAGCAAATGACCCAATTATTTGGCCGGAAGTTGAATTTATTGAGACATACGAATCTGTTGCAACTAAAAGAGTTGATCCATTAACAAATAATGAAATTGATGTTAGTAAGTTAAATTACATATTCCCTAAAGATAATGATGATAGAGTTGTTAATAATATCTCAACATTATTTAACATATCAAATATGAAGGGATATAATGATAAAACAATTAGTAATTTATTGTATGAAGTATATGAAAGAGGTTTTTATTCAACATCATATGAGTCATTTTCAACAGACGCTATTGTAGAATTAAGAGATAAGGAGTATGAAACAATTGAGGGAGCGTTAAATAACGATCCTGATTTAAAAGCAATGTTAAGAGGTCCGATATATAAAGAATATCTTTTATCCGGAACCGCTGGGTATGAAAAATATTTAACAAGTTATTCTCCATTTGAAAGACACCCTTATTACAAAGACAAGATAGCAACTGTTGATTATTTAAAAGAGATAATTGAAAGAGATTTTAAAATTGAAGAATATGATAAAATTAGAAAAGTTGATTATACAGATGGTTCATATGACGCTTTAAAAAATAGTATAAAAAAATACGAGGTTCAAGAATATCGATTTGAAGAATATCCGTTTGGTTCAACAACATATAAGAATTACTTAGGTAGAGCACTAAATGGTGACGACTTTAAGTTTAATGATATATTGTCAATAAATTCAAATGATTCATTTATTAGTTCACCTATTGAACCTAAAATGTGGATTAATGACACGTATAAAGATAATTTATTTATAAATAAAATTGAATTAAGTGGAACTACTAGAAACATATTAAATACACCATATTTCCACAACCAAATATATTCTGACTTTTTTAAAGGTGGTAACGTAGGAAGATACTCTGGTTCAGCATATCTTTTATTAAACTCATTACCATTTAAAGATTTAGATGATATTATAGAGTATAATGGTAATAGTAAAATATTAATGTCTAACCTTTTTAGAGAGGTTGGAGCATCGCATTTTATACCATACCATTTAATTTTAAAATGGGGGTCAATCTACCATAGATATAAAAAATATTTAACTGAAGGTGTTGATATAATTTCTGGTGTTACAAATTCAATTACATCTAGTAAATTTTTTGATAACACGTCAGGTACCACGTTTAATTATGGTGGTGATACAACATATGTTAGTGGATCAACAATTTATACAACTGGAACAACAAGTTCTTTCCCAGTAGAAACTGTTGGTTTTTACCCATTATATCAAGACATCTTTCATCAAGTGGTTAACGGATATGTTTATTTTTCACCAGGCACTACCACTGGAAATGAGAAAGCAGGGGATTTAGTTTTGAATAGTGCCGAAATGAAAACAAACTTTGCGTCTGTTTATAGTTCCGGGGCTGTTAAAAAATTAACATCATTACCATATCAAAGTAATGGTATCACATTATCATTTATGGTGGACAATTCAATATTTTCATCAAGTAATGCAAACTACACAGTGCTACCTTCTTTTGGTGGGAATCAACTTAAGGATTTAGAAACTGATTACAAACAAATTGAACAAGATTCATTTAAATTAATTTGGGACCCAGAAAACGAAGATTATCCAAATTATAGTGGGTTGACAATGCCAACATATGGCGAGAAATTTAAAACAATTACAACTAATGAATATTCGTTAAAAGGAAATAAAAGAAAGGTAATTGATTTGATGGCAACATTTAGCCCAAAAATGTTAGATGACTTTGAAGCCATGTTTTTAGAGTTCTCAACATTAAAATTAAACACAGACGGTAAAACAACAACAACTAGTTACAAGCACAGTAATTTTCAAGAATTATTAAGGGAAATTGTTACATTAAAAAAAGCAAGTGTAACAGCAACTGATTTTAATTCGATAATAAAAGAACAAATAGTTGTATTAAAAAATATAACTGACGACATTTTAAAAAATGAAAACCTAGTTAAATTAACAATTGGGAATGCAAAACAAATTGATAATTACACATTATACGGTGCTGCTGGGTTAGTCAAAACATATTCAGATAATGATTTTGATGTTTCACAGGTTACTTCAGATAATTTAAATTTAATTAAATTATATGTTGGTGAAGATATTGACGGGCATTATTTAGATTATTTCGCCACAACCAATGTTGAATTAAATGAGGAAAACATCTATTCACATAGATTACTAGCTAGAATATATGCTGGGTATTTAGCTAAGAACTTAGCGGATAACCCATCATATAACCCTACTGTAACAACCTTTAGAGCATATCTAAATGAGAATATAGTAATCCCACAAGAAAAAAGATTTGATACATATTTTAATGGATTGATGTTGAAGGTTGGAAAATTACCAATCGACACAACGACTCCAGTAACGGTTTATAGAGGTTTTAATACCGACAAGACAACTAAATTAGAAACTTACAATTTCTTTAAATCATTTAACGATAAATGGGTTTCTGGTAATTCATTAGGACAAAGAAATCTTTTGGAAGAATTTTTATTCTTAGATAGAGCAAATAAGGATATTGGTAATGAACTATATATGAGTTTGGATAGATTAAAACCATTGGCAGACCCAAGAAATGCAAATAAAAGTTTATTGGGTATGATTTCAATTTTAATTCAAGGTAACAATATTGACTTTAGACCACTACCGGCCTACGTTAATTTTTATGGTACAAACTTTTCTGACAAGAAAAGAATTACCCCATCCAAAAATCTTGCTAGAAATTTATTTGGAACATTTTTAGAAGTTGACTATCAAGAATCATCTCCTAAAATGATTTTACAATATATCGGACCATCATCAAAACACTTATCAATGGGTGAGGTTAGTCCAAAAAACAAATTTAAGAATGACGGTGCCGATATTCGTAACGTTAATAAAAATCCATTATTAGTTTCACAACAACTGTTTATGGATACAGATTTTAGTAAGTCAAATAGGGTTGTTGGTTTTGAGGTTAATTTTGGGGATCAAGCACAAAGTATGTTTAAAAACGTTTCGTTAAGTCAAGATTCTAAAACACCAACATCAGAAACATTCTTGGCGTATGAAAATTTAGGTAGGTCACAATCTGGTTCTAACACATATCAAGTAGATGTTAATTTATTTGATTTATATAGAACATATTCATACACATGTGAGGTTTCTTCTATGGGTAACGCTATGATACAACCAACAATGTATTTTTATTTAAATAATATACCTATGTTTGAAGGTACATATTTTATCACTGAAGTGTCTCACAGTATTAAAGCGAATCAAATTGACACAACGTTTAAAGGTGCTAGAATACCCAACGATAATTTACCAAACATAAAGGATAGCTTTGTTGCTGCATACAGACCATTATTTGACAAAATATTAAAGGCCGCGTTTAAGAAAAAACAAGAAGCAAATGCTGTTACAACTACAACCAAGAGTGCAACGATAAACGGTAAAACTGTTGAATACGACTTAGGACCACTTAATGTTAATGGGGAAGTTGTGTTAAGTGAATCCGGATTCCTTTCAGGTATCCCATACAACGGTCAGAACGGTGAAAAATATATCCAATATGTTGAACACACAATTAACGGTGTTAAAGACAAGTGGCTACGTGCTAGAGTGGTTCAAATGGGTGGGCCGAACTACACATTACCTAACAACACAGAAATGACCGTTACAACAAAAGCTCAAAACAACAATATTTTAACATTTGGCGACATTAATGAAAATATTGATTATTACTTCTCAACTAGATTCGATTTTTCAAACAAGTCAGCATCTGAGATATCAAATATCAATATGATATTCTATAACCCATTTTTGGCTAAGAATACCACTGATACAGGTGTTCCAAATCCATTAAAAGTTCTACCTTCAATAAACTTTACAACTGGTCTGTTTTCTGGCGCGGTACATAATGGTTTACCAGATACAACTTATGGTATAGCAATGTCACCCCAATTAATGAGGAAGTTAAAAGTGCAAGACGGTTACGTTATTTATTTTAAGCCCGAATAGTGAAAATTAAGATTTTTTAGATATTTATAAAATAAAGTTATGGAAAATAATAGAAACAGTTCAATAGATCAGTTCTTAAATCCAAAAATGGTTAAAACCCAATCTGAGGATGGAAAAGAACAAGAGGTTTGTGACTTACAAACCGGGGAGTGTTATACAATTAAGTCAAAAGACGGTATTGTTGAAAGAATAAATAAAAAATATATTACCGAAGACGGTAGACAATTATTACAAGATTAAAATCATGCTAGAAAAAAAACTCCTTGAAGAATTAAACAGATTTAAAAGTATTAATAGAAATGCTTCAAATTTGAATGAACAGGAATTACCAGCGCCTCCACCACCAGCCGATCCTGCGGCGTCACTAACTCCAGCACCAGAAGACGCTCCAGCAGCGGATTTAGGGGCACTTCCAGAAAATCCGGCGTTAGATGCTCCAGCAGCAGGCGGTGATACTGAAGAAGTCGATGTTACCGAATTGGTTAACATGACAAAAAATATAAAAAATGACTTAGAATCGTCAAAAGGTGAAAATACCGCCGTTTTACAAAAAATGGATGACGCGTTCAGTAAGTTAGCTGATTTGGAAACAAAATTAGCGCAGATGGATCAGGTTTTATTAAAAATAGACGAATTAGGTTCTAAAATTGAATCAATGAAACCAACAACTCCACAAGAGAAATTGGAAATGCGTTCATTGGACTCATATCCTTTTAACCAAAAACCTAATGATTTTTTCTCAATGAAGCAAGCTGAAATGCAAGCATCTGGTAAAAACGAATACGTTTTAACTAAAAATGACATTGAAAATTACTCTAAGGATGAAATAGCAAAAACATTCAACCCATTACAAGATGATACTCAATACTAGTGTTCAAAAATTTTTAGAAATACAGGTCCAATTAAGAATATTACATTGGCAAACTAAAGGATATGCAAGACATATCGCATTTGGTGAAACATACTCAACATTAGAAGGTTTTATCGACACGTATGTTGAAACGGCTATGGGTAAACAAGGTAGATTTGTTTTGGAAGAGCAAGACAAGAATATTAGAATTGACAATTTAACGGATGTTAAAATTGTTGAATTTTTACAAAATATTAAAGGTTTTTTAATTTCATTAAGTAATGAATTAGAACCAACTAAAGATAGTGATTTGTTAAATATTAGAGACGAAATGTTGGCAACAATAAACAAATTAGCTTACTTATTAACATTAGAATAAAATATATAGAAAATGATATCAGGTTCATTAGCAACAACAAACACAGATTCGACAAGAAGTTCATTATCATATGTGAATAATGTGATAACCGGCGCAACGTCTCAAGGACAGTACAATGCTTTTATTGACGAAAGAAGTATGGATGATAATATGGCAAATGTGTTAAAAAACACTTATGGGTATAATGTCACTAAAAGAACGGATTCTATGGGTACTTTTGCGAACTACTTAATTAATTGGGGGGAACCTACCTAAGGTTCTAACACGCTATTTAGCTAAAAAAACGATTTTTATTAAAATAATTAACCTGGATTTTTTAATTCGGGTTTTTTTATTTATATTAGCTCATAACAAAATTTATTCATTTAAAACGTAACATTATGTCAGCATTAGATGCAATTCTCAACCAGTATGAGAAAAACAAACAACCAGCGGGAGCAGCCCAAAGAGTTAGTTCAGAAGAGAGATTGAAAAAGTATTTCGCACCCATCTTAACAAAAGGTGTGTCTTCTGGAGAAAAAAGAATCAGAATCATCCCAATGAAGGATGGTACATCACCATTTAAAGAGGTATGGTTCCACGAAATCCAAGTGGATGGTAAGTGGGTTAAATTATATGACCCAGGAAAAAATGAAGGTAAGCGTTCACCTTTAACCGAGGTAAACGAAGCACTTCGTAGCACAGGTAATGAAGCCGATAGAGAATTGGCTAAAAATTACAATCCTAAACGTTTTTATATCGTTAAAGTTATCGACAGAGATAATGAGCAAGACGGTGTTAAATTCTGGAGATTTAAGCACAACTCAAAAGGTGATGGTCCTCTAGATAAAATTGTGCCAATCATGCGCAATAAGGGCGATATTACAGACCCTAAAAATGGTCGTGACTTAGTTATTTCATTAACATTAACTAAGAAGCCAAGTGGCGGAGAATACACAACCATTTCATCAATTTTCCCAGATGATGCTAGTCCAATCAGTACAAACGAAGGACAAGCAACAGAATGGTTAATGGATGATTTAACATGGGCAGACGCGTACTCTAAAAAGCCAGAAGAATATCTAGAAGGTGTTGCTAAGGGTTATACCCCAAAATGGAACACTGAAGAAAAGAAATGGGTTTATGGTGACGACGGACAAGTTGACTTGGGAGCGACTGAGACACAGAAATTAGTTGATCCACAAGACACTGATGAGGTAGACGAAGATTTACCGTTCTAATTAAGATGTTGAGGGCCCTTGTCAAATTTTAATCTAAGGGAGACAAGGGTCCCTCTTTTTAAAAAAAAATATTATGGCAATTAAGAAAAACGATTTTTCAGCAATAAAGAAAAAATTCTCAAAAGAGGCATCATTTAAGCCAGATAGATTCTTTGATCTTGGTGATGCGTTCTCAGACGCAGTAGGTATACCTGGACCAGCTATGGGGCATTTAAACATGCTTCTAGGTCATTCTGATACTGGTAAGACAACAGCATTGGTAAAAACGGCGGTAGATGCACAAAAGAAAGGTATATTACCAGTGTTTATCATTACAGAACAAAAATGGGACTTTCCACACGCAAAACTTATGGGTTTTGAAGTTGAAGAAAGCATTGACAAAGAAACTGGAGATAAGACATTTGATGGATTTTTCTTATTTAACAATCACTTTGAATACATTGAACAAATTACTGATTATATTGGTGAATTATTAGATGCACAAGATAAAGGTGAATTGGATTACGATTTATGTTTCCTTTGGGATTCGGTAGGGTCAGTTCCATGTAAGATGACTTTTGATGGTAAAGGTGGTGCACAACATAACGCCAGAGTATTATCAGATAAAATTGGTCAAGGAATTAATCAAAGAATTTCAGGTTCAAGAAGAAGTGATAAGAAATTTACAAACACACTAATTATAGTAAACCAACCTTGGGTAGAGTTACCAGATAATCCATTTGGTCAACCTAAAATTAAAGCTAAAGGTGGCGAAGCCATCTGGTTAAACTCAACATTAGTTTTCCGTTTTGGTAATGAAAAAAATGCCGGCACAACTAAGATTGCTATCACTAAAGATGGTAGAAAAGTTAAAATGGCTGTAAGAACTAAAATCTCAATTATGAAAAACCACGTAAATGGTTTAGGATATGAGGATGGTAAGATTATTGTTACAGCACATGGTTTTATGCCGGGTAAGTCAGAACCAGAAGAGAAGAAAAGTATTGAAGAATACAAAAAAGATTATGGTAACTATATTAGTGAAAGATTAGAAGTTAGTATTGACGAAATTTCTAAACTAAAAGTTGTCACAGAAGAGGAATAGTTTTTTAACATTATAATTTAAATTTTAAATGTCTGTACTGCTTGTTGATGGTGACAATTTACTTACGATTGGTTTTTTTGGTGTCAAAAATTACTTCTATAAGGGAAAACATATTGGAGGAATTTATCATTTTCTCAATACTCTTAGAAAATCATTTGAGACATACCACCTAGACAAGATATGCGTTTTTTGGGATGGCGCCGACAGTGCCGCCACTCGGAAAAAAATTTACCACTTATACAAAGACACAAGAAGAAGTAACAGATGGACGGATGAAGCACAAAGTTCATACAGTTATCAAAGAGTTCGAATTAAACAATATCTAGAAGAGTTATACGTACGCCAAGGCGAATATCAAAATTGCGAATCGGATGATTGTATTGCCTATTATTCACAAAATTCACCCAAAGAGAAAAAAATCATCTATTCATCAGATAGGGATTTAGCACAATTAGTTTCAGTTGATACTGATTTATATAATCCAGCACATGGCAAAATATATAAACCAGGGGATAATATTGAATACGACCATGAAACAATCTTAATTGAAAATGTTAAAATTGTAAAAATGCTGTGCGGAGACCCATCTGATAACATATTTGGTATTAGAAACTTAGGACTGAAAAGGATGATTGGATTATTTCCTGAAATGCAAACAAAAATTTTAACACTTAACGAGGTTAGAACTAAAGCAGAAGAAATATGGCAAGTGGATAAACACAACAAAACCTTACAGAATTTACTTACTGGTGTTAGCAAATTAGGGGTACTAGGTGAAGAATTTTTCGAAACAAATGAAAAAATAGTTGATTTAACGGAACCAATATTAACTGATGATGCGAAAACGCAAATACTTGACTTAATAAATGAAACATTGGATTCCGAAGGGCGATCATATAAAAATACTATGAAAATGATGATGGATGACGGGATGTTCACCGTATTACCCAAACAAGAAGACGCCTGGATAAAATTTCTAAACCCCTTTCTGAGGTTAACCAGAAAAGAAAAAAATAAAAAAATAATAAAATTTAAAATTTAAAACATGAACATCCAAGAACAAAACAAATTTGAATTCCTTTTGACGTTGGACAATAACATCATCTGCCAAAGATTTTTTAATGTCCACGACTATAACCCAGTTAGTAGACGGTCTATGGACCTGCACTATTATATACAAGATATTTGTGTAGAAATTAGTGAGGATTTAAAAATAAAAAGTTCCAATTATTTGGTTGAAAATCAAAATTATATCCTGAATTCGACATACGTGGAAGACCCAAAAGAAACCGAAGAACAATACTTTTTGTTACAAGTGAAACAAGGTAACGATGTATTTATTGAAAGGATTTTCCTTGCGAGTGTGTTCCATCCAAAAGTGAGATACTCGGTTGACATTAGACCAAATTTGAGAAGAATTTTATCTGATTTAACTGACATAATGTCAAGAGAAGACCTAGAAACGGTATATCTACAGTATGAACTGTAAGATATAGTTATTTAATTTAATTTAAAAAAAAAGATTATGTCGAAAGAAATGAATTTTGGTTATTTGGGTCCTAGATTCCAACAATCATTATTAAAAACAATTATTGAAGATAAAAAATTCGGTGATTCAATTGTTGAAGTTATCGAAAGCAACTACTTTGATGGTGTGTATTTTAGAGTGATTATGGAACATATTAAAGAGTTGTATATAACCTTAAATTCAATACCAGCTTATGAAACTATTAAAAATAAAATTTTAATTGAAACAAAAGAAGGTTCATCGTCTTCTAAAGTTATTATTGACACATTAAGTGATATTCAAACTATAGAAATTAACGATGCATTGCACATTCAAGGCAGTGCCCTTAATTTCTGTAAACAACAAGTGTTAAAGAAAGCATTAAAAGAAGTTGAGGCGATAACTAATGACGGTGAATTTGAAGCATACAAAAGAATTGAAAATATTATTCAAAAAGCACTACAGGTTGGTGTGATTGATCATGATATGACAGATATTTTTGACGATGTTATGTCGGCATTACAAAAAGATTGTAGAACCGCTATACCAACAGGTGTTGTGGGCGTTGATAACTTATTAAAGGGTGGTCTAGGTAGAGGTGAGTTAGGTGTGGTATTAGCACCAACAGGTACTGGTAAAACAACGTTACTAACCAAGTTTGCGAACGCAGCGTTTAATAATGATTTTAATGTTGTTCAAATATTTTTTGAGGATAACGTCAATAATATTAAAAGAAAGCATTTTACAATTTGGTCTGGGATTGCGCCAGACGACCAAACAGAAGTTCCTGAAGAGGTTGAAAAAAGAGTTAATGAAGCCAAAGAAAGGTCTAAAGGTCAAATTAGGTTATTAAAATTACCTAGTGATTCTGTAACCGTTAGTGAAATTAAATCTAAATTAAGAAAGATGATTGCCGATGGTTTTAAAATAGATTTATTAACACTGGACTATGTTGATTGTATTTCACCAGAAAGAAGTGCATTTGGTGAAGAATGGAAAGGTGAAGGTGCTATTATGAGACAATTGGAATCGATGACTTCTGAGTTTGATATTGCAATCTGGACTGCAACACAAGGTAATAGAGAATCAATTAAAAGCGAAGTAGTTACAACGGACCAAATGGGTGGTTCTATTAAGAAAGCACAAATTGGTCACGTAGTTTTATCTATTGGTAAAACATTACAACAAAAAGAATTAAATTTGGCAACTCTTACATTGTTAAAATCTAGAGTTGGTAGAGATGGTGTTATATTTGATAACTGCCACTTTAACAATGAGTATTTAACGATTGATACTGATTCACAAAGCACTATGCTTGGTTTTGAACAAGACAAAGAAGAAAAAAACAAGCAAAGAATTAGAAAACTATTAGACGAGAAAACAAAAACTCGCGTAACTAACTAAAAAAACAATAAATTATGGTAGAGAAAATTTTGGTTGAAAACCCAAACCGATTTGTTTTGTTCCCAATAGAACATGAGGATATTTGGAAATTGTACAAACAACAAGAAGCGTGTATTTGGACAGCAGAAGAGATTGATTTAGGTCAAGATATTACTGACTGGGAGCATAAACTTAATAATGATGAGCAACATTTTATTAAGAATGTGTTGGCATTTTTTGCGGCATCGGATGGTATTGTTAATGAGAATTTAGCAATGAACTTCGTAAATGAGGTTCAATATACTGAAGCAAAATTTTTCTACGGATTTCAAATAATGATGGAAAATATCCATAGTGAAACATATTCATTATTGATTGACACATACATTAAAGATAGAGAAGAACAAATGCATCTTTTCCGTGCAGTAGATACTATCCCAGCAATTAAAAAGAAAGCTGATTGGGCTATTAAATGGATTAATTCTGAATCTTTTGTTGAAAGATTAGTTGCGTTTGCGGCTGTTGAAGGTATCTTTTTTTCGGGTTCATTTTGTTCTATCTTTTGGTTAAAAAAGAGAGGTCTAATGCCTGGATTAACATTCTCCAATGAATTAATTTCTAGAGACGAAGGTATGCATTGTGATTTTGCTTGTCATTTATACAACAGTCATATTGAGAAAAAAATACCTGAAAAGAAACTTAAAGAAATCATTGTTAGCGCATTAGAAATTGAGAAGGAATTTATATTAGAGGCGTTACCTGTTAGATTAATCGGTATGAACTCAGATTTAATGTCTCAGTATCTTGAATTTGTCACAGACAGATTATTAGTTGCTTTAGGTTGTTCTAAAGTATACAACGTAGCGAATCCATTTGACTTCATGGAGAATATCGCTATTCAAGGTAAAACCAATTTCTTTGAAAAAAGAGTTGCTGAGTACCAAAAAGCAGGAGTACATAATAAAGCTGAAGAAGAACTTGACAGCGCATTTTCTGACATGGATTTTTAAAATAATAAAAAATGAAGGTAAAAAAAAGAAACGGTGAATTAGAAGAAATGAGATATGACAAAATTACTAAAAGAATTAGTGCCCTTTGTCATGACTTAAATTTGGAATATATTGACCCAACATACATCACTCTTAAAGTAACGCAAGGGATATATGATGGAATTAGTACATTAGAGTTAGATAAACTAGCGGCTGAAACCGCCGCATCAATGACAACAACTCATCCAGATTACGCAAAATTAGCTGGTAGAATTGCTGTTTCAAATTTACATAAATCAACACCAAATAAATTTTCACAATGTATTAAACAATTATATTCTTTCAATGAACCTAAAACTGGAAAAGAATCATCATTGATTTCAAAAAATTTATATGATTTTGTTTTGGAAAACAAAGAAGTAATTGACTCAGCGATTGATATCGAAAGGGATTTAGATTTTGATTTTTTTGGGATTAAAACTTTAGAAAGATCATACCTATTAAAGATTGGCGAAAAAATAGTTGAAAGACCACAGTATCTTTATATGCGAGTTGCTATGGGTATTTGTAATGGTGATTTAGAAATGGGCTTAAGAATCTATGATGATTTGTCTACTCATTTATATACACACGCAACACCAACATTGTTTAATGCCGGAACACCAAAGGCACAAATGTCATCATGTTTCTTATTAGCGAATAAAGACGACAGTATCGAGGGGTTGTTTTCAACAATTAAAGACGTTGCACACATATCTAAATGGGCCGGTGGTATTGGATTACACGTTCACAATGTTAGAGCAAAGGGTGCGTATATAAAGGGTACAGGCGGTGAATCTGATGGCTTAATCCCTATGATGAAGACATACAATGAAATTGCTCGTTGGATTAATCAAGGTGGTAAACGTAAAGGTTCATTTGCGATTTATTTAGAACCTTGGCATTCAGACGTTTTTGAATTTATTGAATTAAGAAAAAATACTGGTAAAGAAGAGATGCGTGCTAGAGATTTATTTTTAGCAATGTGGACTCCAGATTTATTCATGAAGCGAGTTGAGGAAGATGGTGATTGGTCACTATTCACACCAGACGAAGCTCCAGGTTTATCTGATACATATGACACACCAGAAGAAAAGAACTTTACAAAATTATATGAACAATACGAACAAGAAGGTAGAGCGCGTAAAGTTGTAAAGGCAAGAAAATTGATGGATAAGATTTTAGAAGCGCAAATAGAAACAGGTACACCTTACATGTTGTACAAAGACCCTGCAAATTATAAATCAAACCAAAAGAATTTAGGTACAATCAAGTCATCTAACTTATGTACTGAAATTATTGAATATTCATCTGCCGATGAACAAGCAGTTTGTAATTTAGCGTCAATCGCTTTACCAAAATATATTATTAATGGTGAGTTCAATCATGAATTGTTATATGAAACTACTAAGCAAATTGTTAGGAACTTAAACAATGTGATTGATTTAAATTACTACCCGACAGAAGAAACTAAACGCTCTAACTTTAGACACAGACCAGTAGGTTTAGGTATTCAAGGTTTAGCAGATATTTTCTGTTTGTTAGGTATTGCATTTGAAAGTGAATTGGCGGATAAAATCCAAGTGGAAATTTTTGAAACAATTTATTTTGCAGCACTAACATCTTCAATGGAGATAGCACAAAAAGAAGGTGCTTATGAAACATTTGAAGGATCACCTTTATCTCAAGGTATTTTACAATATCAAATGTGGGGTAAAACTGATAAGGACACTTCAGGTAGATGGGACTGGAAATCACTAAGAAAACAAATCATCAAATTTGGTGTTAGAAACTCTTTATTGGTTGCACCTATGCCAACGGCATCTACAGCACAAATTTTGGGTAACAATGAAGCGTTTGAACCATTCACAACAAATCTTTACTTGAGAAGAACTTTAAGTGGAGAATTTGTTGTAATTAACAAACATTTAGTAAAAGATTTATTAAAGATTGGTATGTGGAACGATACCATCAAAAATAAATTAATTATGGAAAATGGTTCTGTTCAAAATATCCCAGAAATTCCTACAGAATTAAAAGAGATATATAAAACCGTTTGGGAAATGTCACAAAAAAGAATTATCCAAATGGCAGCAAATCGCGCTGTTTATATTGACCAATCACAATCTATGAATTTATTTATGGACAATGTGACAAAACCAAAATTATTGGCGGCACACATTTATGGTTGGAAAATGGGTTTAAAAACCGGAATGTATTATTTAAGAACTCGTTCAGCGGTAGACGCTATAAAAAGTTTAGGGGTGGATATTTCAGCCACAACACCAAAACCAGAACCAGTGCAAGCACAAACGACGAATTCAATACATTTTGAACAAAACGATGCAACCTTGACCGCAAAACCAGACGATTCACCATTTGAATGTGTTGGTTGTGGTTCATAATATAATGGGTGGCACCTAAAAAGTCACAATTATCGCGACATTTTTTAATAAAGCGTCACAATTATCGCGACATTTTTTAATAAAGTGTCGCGATTTTTTATTTATTACCATTTCGGTATTCTTTATATTTATTGGTATGGCAACATCCTATGGTATAGATTTCCCATTTAGGGATAGTATGGTCGGTGACTTTGTTAGAATGACAAAAACCCCCGAGCAAGAGATTAGAGCGAACCTAATACACCTTATATTAACAAAGAGGGGTACTAGATATTTTTTACCAGATTTTGGTACTAGAATTTATGAATATATTTTTGACCAAAATGATGTTATCACCTTTAACCATATTGAAGACGAAATAAGAGAATCGGTAAAAAAATACATTCCAAATTTAGATATAAATTCAATAAAGGTTGTTAACGCTGAAAATGATCCAGATGAACAGGTTAGTGTTAGTGAAGATGAAGATAGTCGATTATTTAGAACATCTGATTCATCAAACAAACCTTATACAGCAAAAGTAAGAATTGATTATACAGTAAATAATGGGGCATTTGGTTCAAGTGATTTTATAATTATTAACATATAAGATGAGTAAAAAAATATCGTACACGAATAGAGATTTCGCGGGAATTAGAGAAGAGTTAGTTAATTTAACAAAAGATTACTATCCCGAATTAATTAAAAATACAAATGACGCATCAATATTTTCGGTGTCATTGGATTTAAATGCCGCTGTTGCGGATAACTTACATTACCATATAGATAGGGTTTGGCAAGAAACTATGCTGGACTTTGCTCAACAAAAACAATCATTATTTCATATAGCAAAAACATACGGAATTAGGGTTCCAGGTCAAAGACCGGCCGTTTCATTATGTGATTTTAGTATTAATGTACCAGTTAGAGGTGATAAGGATGATGAAAGATACGAAGGTATCTTAAGAGCTGGCGCTCAAGTGTCTGGGGGTGGTCAAATATTTGAAACAATTTCTGATATTGATTTTTCTAACCCATTTAATGACAGAGGAGAACCAAACAGATTAAAAATACCAAATTCTGATGCCAATAATAAATTGATTTCATATACGATTACAAAAAGAGAAGCTGTTGTTAATGGTGTTACTAAAATTTTTAGAAGAGCAATCACGCAAAGAGACCAAAAACCATTCTTAAAACTCTATTTACCTGAAAAAAATGTTCTAGGAGTTACTTCAATTATACATAAAGAAGGAACGTCTTTCGGTGCTAATCCAAATGCTTCTGAATTTATTAGTTCAACTAATAAATGGTATGAGGTTAAAACACTAATACAAGATAAAGTATTCATTAAAGACCCTACAAGCACTTCTGACAAAAAGAATTTTGTTGCAGGTACAAATGTTAAGGTTTCAAATAAATTTATTACAGAATACACACCAGAAGGTTATTTCTCATTAACATTTGGTTCAGGTAATGTTGATCCGTTAGATAATTTGGACAACTATATTACAAGTAATTTAAAGGTTAACCTAGGAACATATCTAAATAATATGTCAATGGGTACAATTCCTAAAGCAAACACAACCTTATTTGTAAAATATAGGATTGGTGGTGGTAAGGAAAGTAATCTAGGGGTTGGTGTTTTAACAACGGTAGAAAATGTTGATTTTGTGATGACGGGTCCTTTAAGTTCTATAAATAACCAAGTATCTCAATCATTACAAGTTACAAACGTAACACCGGCTGTCGGTGGGGCGGATCAACCAACTGTTGAAGAATTAAGAAATATGGTTGCATATAATTTTGCGGCACAAAACAGAGCAGTTACCCTTAATGACTATAAATCATTGATTGAAAATATGCCATCAACATTCGGGGCTCCGGCCAAAGTTAATGTTATGGAAGAAAACAACAGAGTGAGAATTAAGTTATTATCATATGATGAGAATGGTAACTTAAGTGATACCGTTTCTAACACCCTAAAAAACAATATTTTAAATTACTTGTCGGAATATAGAATGATTAACGACTATTTGGATATTGTTAGTGGTGAGGTTATTGATATGGGTTTAGAAATCGATTTGGTGGTTGATAAAAACCAAAACCAAGCGGATTTATTAAGAGAAGCAATTACTAAAATAACAGCTTATTTCTCAATCGACAAACGTAAGATGGGAGACCCGTTATTTGTGGGTGATTTGCAAAAAGAAATCAACGATATTTCTGGTATTGTTAACGTGGTTAGTATTAGAGTTTTTAACAAAATTGGTGGAGAATATTCAACAGCGCAGGTTGCTCAAGAGTCAAATCCTGTAACAAAAGAAATTGTACAATCTGATTCAACCATATATATGAAAGCAAATCAGATATTTCAAATCAGATTTCCAAATAAAGATATTAAAATAAGAGTTAAAACCTTAGGTTCCACTACATACTAATAGTTTTTTTACTTATATTCTACATTAGAAAATCAGTAGGTTTCTATTTATATTAGTATGGTTCAAAAACATAGAATTTTAACAAATGTTGGGAAGGATAAATTGGTTACTGTTGAATTACAACAGAAATTCGATTTATTAGAGATACTTTCATTAAAATTTACTCAACAAGACACTTACGCATCATTGTGCGCCGACTATGGCGTTGTTTGTGGTAGAATATCAGTAAACAACGGATTTGGCGTTCCTAATGCTAGAGTATCCATATTTGTTCCATTAGCACAAGAAGACGAAGATGACCCAGTGGTATCAGCTTTATACCCATTTAAATCAGCACAAGATAAAAATGAGAACGGATATCGCTATAATCTACTTCCAGCAAGAAAACAACACGGCGGTCATGAACCAACAGGAACATTTCCAGACCAGACAGATATTTTAACAAGAGAAGAAGTTCTAGAGGTATATGAGAAATATTACAAATATACTGTTAAAACAAATACTTCAGGTGATTTTATGATTTGGGGGGTACCCCTAGGTGAACAAACAATACACGTGGATGTTGATTTATCTGACATTGGTTGCTTCTCATTACGCCCAGATGATTTTTTAAGGAATGGTTATGGGGTTGACCAATTTAAGTCAACATATCAGTTTAAACCAAGCGTAGATTTAGATTCACTACCACAAGTCGTTTCTTTTGATAGAACCGTTGAAGTGCACCCTTTCTGGGGAAATGTCGAACTATGTACTTTAGGAATTACTAGAAGCGACTTTGATTTGTCTAGTCAAGGGGTTAAAATACAACCAAAAGCATTTGTTATCGGTGGTTTATTTACTGACAAGGATAGTAATGCAATTAATAAGAATTGCCAACCAAGAAGACAAATGGGTAGAAAGTGTGATTTGGTAACAGTTAATTCCACTATCGAATCAATTAGATTTACAACACAGAGAGATTCAAGTAATCGACCAATATTAGAACTTATTGAAACAAAAGAAGATATTGACGAAAGTGGTTCATTCGTAATGCCAATTGAAATGAATATGGACTATGTCTATACAAATGAATTTGGTGAAAACGAGTTTACAAATGACCCAAACAAAGGTATTCCAACGTCAGCCATTTATAGAATGCGAATGTCTGTTAAGAACGAAACATTGGGTAGGGTTAGAACAACCGCAAGTTATCTTTTACCAAACATTAAAGAGTATAGTAACGACCAAATGAAATCGTATGCGTGGTCAACCGAATATTCTGATTACCCCGCATCTGCTATGGGCGACATATTAAACAATGTCGACGGGTTTAATTACCCACAAGATTATTTCTATAGATTTTCATATAATAAAGTTTATACTGTTTCATCTTTCCAAAGTTCATATTTTAAAAACGTACCATTCTCAACCGATAATTTCTTAGCAATTAAAGAAATTGTTCCGGCAGAAGAAGAAGATTGTACAAGTTCGGCAAATACATTCCCAGTTAACTTTGGTACTAAAAATGTAACTTTCACATTATTAATTGCTGAGGTTCTATTATTTTTAGAGCATTTAATAAATCTATTAACATTGACGTTTACAAATTCTTTAGTGCGTTTATTATTTACAATTGGGGATGGTGCAGATTTTAGACCTATTAGACAATTAGCCAAAAGCATTAAAAAGGCAGCATTTAGAGCACAAGAAAATGGTCAAAGACGTTTATATCTAATAAACTATCCAGAATGTGAGGAATGTAACGGTGATGACACTTATGGCTCTGTTGTAAGCGGTACTGGAACTAGTAGTGATTATTGTTCAGTTGGTAGTGTAACAATAACTGGAGATTATTTAGAAAATAGTAGAACGTTAAATGTGACATCATTAACATTTGCACCATCGTCAACAGGTAATTGTTCTGGCGAAGATTTAGATGCCTTAGGCGCCGCATTAATTTCTGGCGGTACAGGTATTCTTTATTTTATAAATAATCAGTCAAATTATCTATTATCTAGTGTGACTTATGGAAACCAAAATTTAACCAATCAATTTTCGGGAACACCTGTTTTAGATATTAGCGGTAATACTATTAGTTATAGCAATATAACATTTGAAGATATAGAAGCATCATTAGGTGAACCAATATCATACACATTAACAATTAGAAGCGCAACAGAAAAAGAAGGTACAGACACATCAACATTAGTTCAATTAGAATCTGGTTGTGAATTATATGATACACCATATGATGAAAGTATTGTTAGCTGGTATTATCCAACAACCGGTTACACTAATTACAGTCAATCGGGTGTAATATCACCAGCAAGTTATAATGCTGGTACAACATCAGTTGTTGCAACAAACATTACCAATACCGGATATGGTGCAACAACAGATGCTTATACTTCAACACTTTCAGGTACAGACGATATTATTTTTTATCCTAGTTCAGGTGTTCCATTAGTTACATCTTTTGGTGGTGATTCCTATGAAAAATTTACCCGTAGTGGTATGTCTGAATTTGAAAATGGTGTTTTCACCATTGTCCCTGGATCCCAATCAACAAGAAGGGTTTGGGAGATACTGAGAGAATATCGAAGAAGAAAACGTGTTGGTAAACTTTTTTGTGGTGGTATCGTAAATTATTCATTTGTTGATAACTGGTTATCTGGTTCGTTATATTTCTTTGCATTTAAAGCTAAGAATAAAACATCAACAGATGCTGATTATTGTAAAGATATTATAAAATGGGCGCCAGATCAAAATATATTTTATTACAGATCATGCCCGTATAATCCTAGTACAACTGCTTGGGGGGCAGGCGCTAGTTTATTTTTTACCAAAAAAAGAATTAATCGCCCAACAACATTTGTTGATTTAGGTCCTAGAGATGAATTCATTAAAGAAATTTGCACTGATCCAAATTTAGACCCAAACTGTTCTGTTAGTAGACAGATTGGTCCAACATCATATAAAAATTTTGGTGAACTGTTAGGGTTGGCAATTAACTATAGAATGGATGTTAGTAACAATGAACATGATATTAATAATTTTTTTGATAATGAAGGATTTAAAGTAAACGGTATTAATAAGGTGTTGGATGGTGATATTATGCAATTAATATCCATTAATAATGAAGTTGGTATTGAACCATTTGATTTACAAAGCCCAAAATATCTTGGGTATTCATATCAAGTATTAGATCCAGATGTATACCCTAGTGTGTTTAAAAACGGAACAAATGTGTATGGACCATTACCAGTAACTTTTGAATTTGCCGAAGACGGCGAAAGACAAAGAGCTTGCTTAAATGAACCAACACATATCGCAAATGACGGGTTAACACTTGTACAGGGTAGATTGACAGAATCGGCTCAACCAGTACCATTTTATTTATGGGAAAAAGGCGGAACCGGATTTGGACCACATAATGAAACAACGTTAGATAATCAACGATGGGATTATGGAAATGTTCAAGTACAACCTTTACAAGGAATGACTTATGGCTATAATTTAACATCGGCGGCGGATGATTCTTCTGACAAATATCTGTTATTACCAATGACATATACATTCTCTGGTTTAACTATTGGTGGTATTGATGTAACAACAACAGTTGAATTTGATGTGGTATCGTCATCTGATGGTCACGCATCATATAATGGTGAGTATCCAGGATTTACTTATCTATATTATACTAGTGGTACTCAAATAGAACCAACATCAGGTACGTTATATACAAGATATGGTAATGCAGGAACAGATGGAATAGTAGGTTGGCATTCACAATCATGGGATTATACCGATGACTTTATAATTAGAAAAACACAAGATTATTATAGTAGTTCAAAACAGATTTTATCAACACCATTTTTATTTTATTTCGGTTTAAGACCAGGCAAAACCGGCTTGGATAAGTTTATTGAAAGATTTGGTCCGAAAGGAGCATTCCCATCAGCAGAATAATGGAAAAGAGACAAATTATATTACCAGAAAAGGAATACGCTAAAGCACCAGAAAAAGATTTGGTGACTAAAATTGGTTTGAATACATCTGAAGAATTGTTAAGAGAAGGTGACAAAACAATATTATTGGATGTTCAAGAATTATTTGGTGAGGAGAGAAACGAAAGTCCTAAGTATAAAATATATGGTAAATTAAAAATGATTTTTAGAAATCTATATTCTGGAACAACAGGATATGCAAAATTACAAAAGTCGTTATATCTAAATGGTGACGGAGCAACTGGTGCACAAAATGAAGGTTACTTACCATATGATGAATTTGCTTTTTTAAGACGTGATTTATTGCGTGAAGTCATAACAGAGCCAGATGTAAATGCTGGAACCATGGGCACGTATAGTGGTTATGGTGTTAGCGTTACAGGAAACAATAACCATGCGTCAATATCAACTATGGACGCACCATACCATAACTGGAATTTATATCTTAGTTATGTTTATGGTTCTGACCCCGAATACCCTATTGCGTATACATTAACCGGCGGGGTAAAAACACCAAGTGGAAATAAAGCTAAACACGGAATACCGGCAAGAGTAACCGATAAAGGAAGTTATTATAAGTTAACAACACCAGTCCCTCACGGAATTGAACAAAAAGAATTTGTGGTTATCAATGGTACGGCACATTCAATTAAAAGTATTGGTGATGAAGTTTATGAATCTGAAAAGTATGTTATTAATGTTGACAAAACCGAATTAAGTGGAACCACTATTAGTGGTGTGATTATGATTAAAAGATGTTTAAGTGATAACGACGTAACAGGAACAACTTGTTCGTATTATGTACATAAACATAAAACACTTACAGATAATTCAGCTTATATAATGGATAAGGCAGGATTTGAAACGCCAATATTTGAGGATGAAAAAAAATTATTATTTGAAAATAGCGCGCAAGAAAACGATGTGTTAGTTGAGAAAAATAGAATGGAGTCAGTGATATTTGATTTTAGGGAACCATTTATTTTAACTGGTATTACTAACAATTTAGATTTTACACCAAGCGAAGTTTACTTGTCTGTTGTTTTTAAAAATGGCTCTGGATATTTTGAATACCCACCAAAAGTGGGATATAAGTTTCACTTACATAATTCATGGGTTGATGAACACTTCAGCGGATCAACATCTAATGAAACCGGAATGTCTGGTCAAACATTTACAAGAACTCAAGGATCAGACACTTATACATTTAGTAGTGGAACAACATTACCAAAAGGCACTGTATTAATTGGTGCTTTTGTGGAATATGACCCAGTTAATTTAAAAGAAAGAATTATTAGTGAATCTTTACATAAAATCACTAACCCAGTTTCAATATTCGACTTTAATCAAGATGATTCTGTTTATTATGTGGGTAATAGCGCACAAAATAAAATGGGGTTATATTATCAACCACATTATAGAATTAAATTAAGACAACTTTCGCCATATATTGAAACTTCAAATACGGATAATATATATGATTTACCAGATAACGTACAATATTTTCCAAAAGAAGGTATTTGGAAATGGAGAGACGTTTATGACCACGGATATATCGATGACGAAGGTAACGGAACAAATTTTCCATTTGTTAATGGTCAACATTATGTTATGCAAGATATTAATTTCTATATGAGAAATGAGAAGGAATATTTAAATAAAACAAATGGCATTAGAGCGTTTGGTAAAAAGAAAACTATCTGTTAATGAAAATTTTAAAAACAACTGATGATTTTTATTTAAACATTCCACAATCCGTTGATTTCAAAACTAATGCTGGTTGGGAAGAAAACTTTGCTAGTTATGAAAAAGAAACGATGAAAAAAATTATCAATCAAGTTGATAACTACGAAACGACCAGATACATACATGAACCATATTTAAATTCAGGAATCAATCAAAGCGATATTTGGTTTTACTTTTATTTTTTAGACGCTAATAATGGGTATTCAAATGGTTTAGATTATAATCTAGTTGGTATATCTCCAGAAGAGAATGCTATGTTATTAGCACATACTGTTAAGAGTTTCTTCAGAATAGAATTTTATAGCACACCAAAAAAGGAAACACAAAAATTAATATTTGCCAAAACATTATCATTACCATTAGGTCAAAAAGTATTCTATACCTCTTTAGGTGACTATATCCATGTTCCAGTTTTTACTGGTAACAATTACAGGAATAGTGAAAACATGTACTTCTTTTGGTTCCAAGATAATTCCGTTTATTCTGGTGACACTTTTTACATTTCAGCTAGATTTTTTAATGCTGAGGATGGTTCAATTTTAAGTTTTTCCAATAAAAATATTATTGGATCAGAATTAAATCAAGATGATGACTTGTATTATGAAGTGCAAACAGATATGACAAATCATTCATATGTTATTTATGAGTATAATGGTTCAACTGGATCTAGAAAGGGTTTAAGAACAACACCAATAAATTTTTATGAAATACCAGAATAAATGAATAAAAATCAATTTCAAATATTACAAAATACCGGAAAAACGTTCAATGTACCAATATTTTTAGAGGCAGATTTGGATGAGATGGGGGTAATGGTGGAATTTGATGGTGAATTAGAACAAATAGAACAGCTATGTAATTTTACTTATTCAGGAAATGGTAATGCGATTACAGTTTATAATACCGGAAGTACAAATAGGTTAAAAAAACTTGTTGAAGCCGAATTTACAGTTGATTGGGGTGACGGTGCATTGTTAACCGGATTTACATTACTATCAAATACATCACACACATATACTAGTAGCGGTGAAAAAACAATAACAATAACAATGGATAGCCCCTGGGGTGTTCAAGAGGTTGAAAAAACAATACAGGTACCTTTGGTTAGTGGGTATACCGGCACAAATGCATTAGGAACACTAACGTTTGATGTGCCATATACAAGCATTACTGGAGTTACACAAGATTACTTGAACGATTATGATTATGCTACCGGACATACGGGTACCACCACTTTCTTAGGAGTTGGTACTAGTAGAGTAGACGAATTAAAATTATATGGTTCAGGAAATTCGTACAGTGGAATTACAACCGGAACAACAACAGTTGAAGGTGAAACATACGCATATACAGGATACACATTAGATGGATTACAATATAAAGATTTATCTGATGGTTCTACATATATTTCTGGGAACACGGCGTCATTTCAAATAGAATCAACAATAAACGCAATGTTAACCAGAAATGAACATTTTTTAGGGTTTATTGATGATCCTGTGATATATTCTGACATTTTTGTTGAAAGAGGAAAGCAGGGTGTTTGTGAATATAACTTAAGATTAGGTGAAGTTGACAGTTTAGGTGAGTTAGAAGTGTATGGAAATGGATTTTTTACAGTAAGAAAACAATAAAAATTATATTTATTATTAAAACACATGGCAGTAGGATCATACGGAATAGTTAGACCAGCAGACGCATCACCAGAAGATGTTGAAATCATCTACCATTATGCGGCGACAAGGTCGACAGATTCCGCCCCAATTTTGAAAAAATTATCTGCAACAGATATTTTAACTCCAGTATATCATAATGATAGTACGGGTGCTTCAAATGGTGTTGAAGTTTTAGGTGGTATGTACAATCTAAAATTAGAATCGTCAGATTTCACAGATATTGGAATATATACATTACATATTAGACCTAAACAAATTAGAACATTAATAGCTGATTGTGGGGTTTTAGCGTCATTACCATCAGTTAGAGGTATTATTGTAGATTTAGGTAATATTGAAACAGAGGATAGAAACAAGTTCACACCTCAAGGTCTAATTGGTCACAGAATTGAATATCTAGATGCTAATCATAAAAAAGTTCCTAATTTTTACCGAATAGTGACTTCTTCATTTTATTGTGAGCCAATCACATCTAATTTAACAAACTCGTCACAAAAAGCGATTCGTTATAGATATACTGATTCTGCTAGTAATTTAATGTTTTTGACGGTGACACCATCATCGTCTCCAGCAAACAGACCGAATACAATACCTTTTATTGGTCAGCCAAACCAAGAAATAATCATTACAAATACATACTTTAACCCAACAACAATTGAGGTTGAAATGGTTGAACATGATGCATCGACATTAGCACTTGCTCTTTATGGTAATCAAACTAAAGCAATTAATAGTGGTATATACAGCATATACAATAAAGAAAATTATATATACAAACAATTTAATCTTTACGAAGTTAAAGACGAATTTAATGAAACATTATATGAAGTTCGTGAAGAGAGAACAACTATTGATGAATCTTTAAACTTTAATGATATTACAGAATAATGGCAAAATATAAGGTACCAAGTCAAGCAACGAGCGGAAATCAAACATTTTCCGACAGTATTATCGGTAGTCAAATTACCGATGGAACTAGTCAATTGACCAATACCAATTTTGCTTTAGATAAAATCATACCAGAAAAAGATTCAAAATCGTTTAAAACTGCGCCGTTTTCAGATTTTTTAACATTAGAAGATTTAAAAATTGAAACAGAATCACCAACAACTGTTACACAGTCGACAGGTGAAAAAAGACCAATCAAATTTAACGATTCTAAAGCAGATGCCGGAAAATCATTATATGGTTCATTAAGAGAAAGATTTAGAGTTTCAACAGCTAGGATTATTAATAATTTCCCAGCAGCACTTTTAGCAGATAGTACATCACCTGTTGGTGTTAACAAAAACACCGCTGAAAATATTGTTTACAATATAATCACAAATAGAACTACGTTTACATTACAAACATCATTAATGTATAATCCATTAGATGTTGTTTTAGTTGAACCGACAGTTGTTGTTACTGGAGAAACAACAAATAGTATAAGAAATTTATATTCAGCATATAAAAAATATGCCGTTGATGTTAACAACACAACTTATACTGTAACAAAATATACGGAGCCAGATGTTAATAATGTTGTTGGGTTCGAAGTTATTGGTAAGCCATTTACTGGTTCAACATATACAAGTTCATATTTAATTCGCCCAAATAACGGCGTTGTCGAAGAGTTTTATATAGGGTTAGACGATTTAGAACAAACAATTTTAAATAGAGAAACACTACCAATATATAAGACAACGTTTCAAATACCTAGAGATACTTCCGGCGGAACAAAAACCGAAATTATTCCAGTTGAAGTTAATTGGCCAGTATCTAAAGACGGTTGGAATATTAGAATTGTTGGTTTAGAATACCAAAACTATATTGACACTGTTAACTCAATTGCGATTGAGGTAGATGAGTACAAATCTGATTTAATAATTAGATTTCTATCATCACCACAATTATTTGAATTTGATACAGATGACCAAAAAACCAATAAAATTTTCCAATTATATGGTCAAAATTTTGATAAGGTTAAAAAATATATTGACAACATTGCATACATGCGTAATGTTAGTTATGATACCATCAATAACATACCAGATGTATTCTTAAAAAACTTAGCAAACACGTTAGGTTTTAATACAATTAATATGTTTGATGAGAAAACATTACAAGATCAAATATATAACGCTTCAATTCAAACATACGACGGGGTTTCAATAGGTAAAAACTTAGTTGAAGCAGAACTTGAATTTTATAGAAGAATTGTTGTTAACCTAGCACATATCTATAAATCTAAAGGTACTAGAAGTAGTTTAGATTTCTTTTTAAGGTTTATAGGTGCACCACCACAAATGGTAAAAATTGATGAGTTCGTTTATAACGTTGAATCAAGTTTACCTAGTTCAACAATTGAGCAAGATATCTTTGATGTTATGCAAGGCAACAAAGTCAATAAAACGTTAACCTTTAACACTACTGGTTACACATATGACATTGTTGAAGAAACGGCATCAACATCATTTAGTTCTAGAACCGATTTCCCTGTTGATGAAAATACTGGGTTACCAATATCACCAACAACAAATGATGAGAACGTGTTCTTTCAAATGGGTTCTGGTTGGTATGAGGAAACATTAGACCACAGATCATATGATGTTTTAGATGAAGCTAATTCAATTACAACGGGTAGAACTAAAACATTAAAAACCAAATCTAGAGAATTCACATATGGTGAGGACTTCTACAATTATTATAGAACATTACCAGGATTAGATTACGGTTATGAATTAAGAAGTAGTATTGATAATGTTAAAGGACAAATAGTTGACGATTTAGATTCAACTAATTTAATATTAAATAGAAAAAATATAAACGTTTTCGTATCATCTTCAAAAGCAATTGATTATGATATTTGGAGAAAATCACAAAACTTAACATTATCTTTTGGCACACTAGATGTTCAAACCGAGATTAGTTTTGCTGAGTATCTTGATAACGTATTAAAAAATCATATTAGAAATTCTCATGTAATAAAATACAAAAAGAATTACATCGCATTAGAAGAAATCTATCGTGAATACATTTCACATTCTGGTTTTACATCATACGATTTTGTTAGTGTTTACGAATTTGTTGACAAGATGGGTCCTTATTGGCCTAACATCTTAAATCAAATTATTCCAGCAACAACTTTATGGCTAGGTGGTAACTTAACAGAGAATAATGTTTTCGGTAGACCAAAATATCAATACGTTAAACCATGTACACCAACAGAGTTTGTTGATAATTTATATCCTGAATTTGAAACAGCTATTGAAGAGGATTTAGAAACTTTAATCGGTACTGAATCAAATTTAAGAGGTTTATTAAAACTTACGGGGGTAACATACCATTTAATTGTTGACGTTGACGGGGTAGAATATACTGGAGACACTAAAGTTAATTTAACCGGTACCACACTATTTGATCAATTCACACCAAAAACTGGTTGCACTTCATTTGTGTCTGGAACATCTTATGCTCCACTTATTTGTGACTTTAAAGAATGGATTGGTTTAGATATTTCGACCATAAAAGTTTCTTGGAAAAATGCTTTATCAGATTTAATTGACCAGATTAATACAACACACACAAGAGATAGTGCAGGATGTATAACTGATTATATACCATATAGTGCAATTACATCAGGAGCAACATGTAATGTTGATTTACCAATATTATCTCATGAGTTTTTTGTTGACACTGACGGTATTGAAAAAGTTAAATTCTTTTCACAAAAAAACGCTGATGGTGTTTGTACAAAACAAATTGATTTCTTCTTCTCTTCAGAATTTTTATATGAAGAGCCACTATGCATGCAAGTTTATGTTTCAACACCTTGCGACATATATGAAGAAGGTACCGAAGATTGTCGACTTAAAAGTGATGTTTACATTACAATTAGCGGAGCCACTAGAAATCAAGACGATGTAACTTCTTGGCCGGTTAACATATTTTATGATTGCGGAGAAAATGCTGAGAATTTCAACGAGAATATTAGTGGTTTAGAAATTCAACAAATTATTGGTGAGCCATGTATGTTTATCATACCAGACGTTTACGAAGATGGGGATATTGATGGTAATCCAATTGAATTATTATTTACAGACGCAGCAAACTGCGAACAAAAAATAAAAATTGAAGGTCTACAACTTAAAGTAGAGCACGATCCATATCCACTAGGATATGGTAGATCACATACACAATTCTTTGAGTTAATTGGTACAAAAGACGCTTTAGTTTTATCAACAATGTCAGGTGTTACTTTTTGTGACAACTACACTGGTTATACAATACAACCTAAAGTTCAATATCGTGAAACATTTAATTATGGTATTAAGCACGGGTCAATTGTTTTAAAAGCAACCGGTAGCACTGTAAACGTATCAACTAAAGCGATTGTTGATGCTGCGATTACTTCTGGTGCTTTAATTGAAACAACAATTGAAAACGTAAACATTGGTGATTATATATTATCCGCAGATTTTAATCCATGCCCATTTGCCACAACAGATTTTAGAAACGCAGCAACAAATGGATACTCATTTAGCTTTACATATAAACTAATTCAAATAACAAATAAAGATTGTTTGGGTTCGGTTAAGAAACATTTAATTAACAACCAATTTGAAGTTTTACCAACAACAGAATTAAGAATTTTGCGTGATGGTAATTTCACAAGTGCGTTTCCAGAAGATTTATTATTAAAAGAAACACCACCAGAAGAACCTTGTTGTGATGTTAATACATCATATTATGACGGATTCGCTGGAGATATGTTATTGGACCAGCTTGGTTTCCCAATTGAAGTTGAAACTGTTGAATTGGATTATTGCTCAAGAAGCATATTCTATCACTTGAACTGGAACGGTACAGGTGATGTGGTTCTTTTTAATGGTGACAATAACAAACAAATCTTATTATCATTCACACAAAATAAATTTGTTTCATTAAACTTTGATTTAGAACAATTATATGTAAATGGTTCTAACACAAACTATTTCCCTAGAGAAATGGGTGTTGAGGATTGTGATAACACACCAGTTGTTGAATGTGGTGAAGTATATGTTGCACAAACAAGAACACCTACACCTACACCTACATTAACACCTACGGTAACACCAACAAAGACGCCAACAAGTACACCAACAAGTACGCCTACTCAAACTTTAACTAGCACACCAACTAGTACACCAACACAAACTGTAACTAGTACACCAACTAATACGCCTACGTTAACGTTAACGTCTACACCAACGTTTACACCTACTTTAACACCAACTTTAACACCAACAAATACACCAACGTTAACTTTAACAGCTACACAAACACCTACGGCAACAATTGATTGTGACTTTAGCATTCAATACGTTGTTAATACTCCAACACCTACACCAACACAAACCTTAACAACAACACCAACAAATACACCAACGTTAACTTTAACAGCCACACAAACACCTACGGCAACAATTGAGTGTGATTTTAGTATTCAATATGTTGTAAATACTCCAACACCAACACCTACATCAACACAAACATTAACACCAACTAACACACCTACGTTAACACTAACGTCAACTCCAACTAATACCCCAACATTAACACCAACAGCAACTGTTGATTGTGATTTCTCAATTCAATATGTTGTTAACACACCTACGCCTACACCAACTCAAACTTTAACTCAAACTCCGACGTTAACTGAAACACCTACGAATACCCCAACATTAACGTTGACGAGTACACCTACAGAGACACCAACTCAAACACCTACGTTAACGCCTACGGCAACAATTGAGTGTGATTTTAGTATTCAATATGTTGTAAATACTCCAACACCAACACCTACACAAACCTTAACAACAACACCTACACAAACCCCAACTAATACTCCAACGGCAACCGTTGATTGTAATTTTGATTTTGATGTAATTGTTAACACACCAACACCTACACCGACTAGCACCCCAACTAATACTCCAACGTTAACACCAACTGAAACACCAACTAGCACTCCGACCAATACTCCGACTTTAACACCGACAGAGACGCCTACATTAACACCGACAGAGACACCTACATTAACACCAACACCGACTGTTGATTGTGATTTCGCAATTCAATATATTGTTAACACACCAACACCGACACCTACACCAACTTTAACTGAAACTCCAACAAATACACCTACGTTAACCCCAACGGCTACTGTAGATTGTGCTTTTGATTTCGATGTAATTGTTAACACACCAACACCTACACCGACTAGCACCCCAACTAATACTCCAACGTTAACGCCAACAGAGACACCGACTGAAACGCCAACTAACACACCAACGTTAACACCAACAGAGACACCAACACAGACACCTACTGAAACACCTACATTAACACCTACACCGACTGTTGATTGTGACTTTAGTATACAATATATTGTTAATGACCCAACACCTACACCTACACCAACATTAACAGAAACACCGACTAATACACCTACGTTAACGCCAACAGAGACACCTACTGAAACACCTACATTAACCCCAACTAATACACCTACAGTAACTGTTGATTGTACTTTTGATTTTAATGTAATTGTTAATACCCCAACACCGACTCCAACATCTACACCAACTAATACACCTACGTTAACGCCAACAGAGACACCTACTGAAACACCAACCAATACCCCAACATTAACACCTACTGAAACACCTACACAAACACCTACTGAAACACCTACATTAACACCAACAGCAACTGTTGATTGTGATTTCTCAATTCAATATGTTGTTAACACACCTACGCCTACACCAACTCAAACTTTAACAACAACACCTACATTAACCCCAACTAACACACCAACAGCGACTGTTGATTGTAATTTTGATTTTGATGTGATTGTTAATACCCCAACGCCTACACCAACACAAACTCCGACTAATACTCCAACATTAACACCAACAGAGACCCCGACTGAAACACCAACAAACACTCCAACATTAACACCAACTGAAACACCGACTGAAACACCAACTAATACTCCGACATTAACACCAACGGCAACTATTGATTGCGACTTTAGTATTCAATACGTTGTTAATACCGCAACACCTACACCTACACCTACACCAACATTAACACCAACAAACACACCAACACAAACATTAACAAGTACGCCTACACCAACTATTGATTGTTTATTTGAGGCGTCATTTACCGAAACAGGCGCACCAGTTGGTGAACCAGTAACAGTAAACGCAATTTTCATTGACTTGTTAATGAATAACGCGGGGTACGATACTCATAATTTTAGATTATATCAATCAACTACTGGGGTTGCAGATTATGGTTCATATGTATCAATTTCAAACGTTGATTCAAATAGACATTTACCAACAGAATCAACTTCAGCAACCACTTCTAATTTAATCGCTGGACAAAGTGAATCAATAAATGGTAGTACTAGATTTTATAGATTCGCAATCAATAGTGCTAAATTAAAGAGTGATTATGAAGGTGTAACAACATATACATTTGATTTATATGGAACTAGATTAACGGCAGTTGATGAAACTGTAACAGTTAAACGTTCAATAAAATCTACTAACCTAATTGACACAGCACTTAATAACGGAGTAGATTTTAGCACATCATTATCTGAATCATATTTTACAAATGATAGTTCTAAAGTATGCTCTGCGCAATTTACTTATGTAAAAATTGGATATTTCACATATAATGTAACAAATAACTCATTATCATATAATAATATAAGCGACACTAACTGTACACCTAGTTAAAAAAAAGCATTATAATAAATAAAATGAAAAAAAATATACATAAAAAATAAAAATAAATGGCAAGGTATTTTGATATAAAGATAACATCAGGAACAGCTTCTGGACCTTACACAGTTTACTACAACAGTGTGAATCCGGTTACTATTGCCACGATAACATCATCAAGTCAACCTGCAACCGGGATGACGTATACTAGTTTAATAACTGGTAATGGTGTAAATGTGTTTGTTCCAGATGGAGTAACATCTTTAATATTAAAAAATGAAAACGTTTCTTGTGTTACCGAAGATGTGTATATGTTACCAACAGCAACACCTACGTTAACACCTACACCTACATTAACTCCTACGAATACACCAACTCAAACACAAACCTTAACAGCTACAGAAACCCCGACTGAAACACCTACGAATACCCCAACATTAACTTTAACTAGTACACCTACTAATACCCCAACTATTGATTGTAATTTTGCAATTCAATACGTTGTTAATACTGCAACACCAACACCAACTCCGACACCTACATTAACGCCTACGAATACACCTACATTAACGTTGACAAGTACACCTACGGAAACACCGACAAACACACCTACAAACACACCTACATTAACCGCAACTAACACACCAACGTTAACACCAACATTAACACCTACGTTAACGCCTACGGAAACACCAACAAATACACCAACATTAACTTTAACTAGTACGCCTACTAATACCCCAACTGTTGATTGTGACTTTAGCATTCAATATGTTGTTAACACACCAACACCAACTCCGACACCAACACAAACATCAACAAGTACACCTACATTAACCGCGACTAATACACCAACATTAACTGCAACAAGTACACCTACATTAACTGCAACTAATACACCTACGTTAACATCAACACCTACAAACACACCAACACAAACATCAACAAACACACCTACATTAACCGCAACAAACACTCCAACACAAACATCAACAAGTACACCTACATTAACAGCGACAAACACACCAACATTAACATCAACACCTACTAACACACCAACGTTAACCTTAACGTCAACACCAACACCTACACCAACAACAACAGCTTATCTAGGTTATTACAATTGTGGATACGGTTGTGAATACTACTCAACACCACCAGTTGGATGTATTGAGTGTAATCCAAATGCAACAAATGTTGTAATTAGTGCTTGTGTAATGGCCGGTGGTAATAATAGTACAACGGTACAAGTAAATTCCGATGTTTCGGTGAACACAAATGTTACCGTTGATGTGAGAATAATTGGTGATTTAGGTACTAATACCGCACATACTATAACAATACTTAATGGTTATTCTTGTGTTAGTACTGTAAATGGGCCAGCTTTACAAAATTATGAAATAATAACTGATGCTTGGATTATGGATGTAAACCCAGCATCAAGTGGTTCACAAAACTACATAATTGGATTAGTCGCGTTTAATAGTTGTTTTGGTTGTTAAACCTTTAGAATAATTTGAAATAATAGTATATTTATAATAGACAAATATGGCATACGTAACAATAACATTAGCGGCTGGATCTTCCACAAATAGTGGGCCTTTTGATATAATTGGCACACCTGGGAACACTTTATTATTTTCAACTCAATCGTATAACGACCTATCAACTGGTCAAGTATATGATATTGATATGGGGATATATACTGGTATTACTTTAACTAGTTCAGGTACTTGTAATAATAGTGTTGGACCATATACATTTGATAGTGGACCTGTTTGCTTGTGTGATGAGGGATATACGGTGACAAATGATGGTTTAGGTTGTTATAAAGTAACAATAACAAGTGCAACGTCAGTAGACACAAAACAACCAGGAACTGGCGCCGCTAACGGTGCTTATGGCGATTTTGGTGTTTTGATATATAATGTTAGTGATTTCAATTTAAATGGTAGTTCAACTAGTGGTAATTACGCATATAACGGTAGTTATTTTGGAACTAACGCTAGTATGACAGTTAGTGAATTATTCTGGGCTAATAGAATGAATTATAACGGAGTTTGGGTTAGTGGAAACCCAAATTATATTGGTACACTTAGTTTTTGTACAACAATAAATGTTGCAACAACCAAGGTTTATTATATAGGTATTGCTGGTGATAATGAAATTATGATTAAAGTTAATGGAACAACAATAGTAGACCAACCAGCAGGTGGAACGACAGTTGGCGGATCTACAACTCCGACAAACAACTTTAAATATTGGCACGTTTATCCATATGTATTAAACGCCGGACCAAATATTGTTGAATTATCAAACTATAATGCTGGTTCTGTTGGAGATTACGCAGCGGAAATATATGACAACACATTGGCACAATTAACTGGAGCAACTTCAGCAAGTAGTTTAAATATTATATTCTCAACTGGTGATTATTTACCAGCTAGGGCGATATCTGGTGTAACAACATCTGCTTCGGCGGGCTCCGTTCAATTTATTGAAAACGTAGGCGCTGGTTCAAAATACGGACAAGGTTTCTGTACTAATTATAGTTGCGCAAGTGGATATGTTTTAGATACATCTGATCCAGAAACACCAACTTGTAAATTAATAGAATACGCAGTGTGTATTTCATAACATAAAACATAAAATATAAAATATAAAACATGGACATAACAATTAGTTTTTCAACAACACCATCATTATCTGTGGGACCTTTTACGGTTACCGTTAGAGATGGTAGTAATACCGCAACACAAACATTTTCAAATGTTACTAGAGCAACAATATTAAGTGGATATTTGATTCAAAATATAACTTCTTTAGACGAATCTATTAGAGTAGAAAGTTCTGGAACTTGTAGCACATTAGATACAGTGGACATTAGTTCGGTAACTGGTGGTGGTGGTGGCGGCGGTGGCGGCGAACACACATCAAATAGCGTATTCTATTATGGTACATCAAGTGTAAATGCTTGTAACGTAGGAACCGCATTACCTGTAACAGTATTCTACGACGGTCTTTTAAGTGCATTAATGTCAGGAGATTATTTATATGAAGACCAAACTGGCACACCATTAAGTTCGGGTTACTATTTCAACGATGGTTTAACATTTGGATTATTTAATGTTGCGGCAGGAGGCATGATTTCAACAATAAGTGATTGTAGCGGTAGTACCCCATAATCTTTTGACTTATAACTGATTAAAACCCCTTTATTTTAAGGGGTTTTTTATTTAAATTATATGTAAAGGTATTTATACTATTATGGGTGTTTCAATAAGATTAATTAATATTAGTGGGTCAACATCGTATAGCGTGGCGTATTCAACCTCGCCATACGGTTCATTTACAACAGCTCTTACAGGTACGACATCCACAGCAACAATTAGTGGTGCCCCATTTGAATTCGACACGCAATATTATATTAAACTGACAGATTTGGTTACAAATAGATATATTATTGAAAATATATATATTCACGATAGTAAAGCACATCCATTCTATGACACAATAGATTTTGATTTAAGTGCTTCATGTGTTCCTCCACCGGTAACGCCAACAGCAACACCTACTTTAACCTTAACAAGCACACCTACACAAACATTAACCGCTAGCATTGGTTTAACATCAACACCGACACCTACTTTAACATTAACTAAAACACCTACACAAACACCAACACCGACAACTAGTTTGGCTGAACCATTGCCAGGTTGTGGTGATACATTAACAGGAACGTATATACCAACAGGTTTTACGATTCAAACACAAGCATTAGATTTATCTGAAGCTACTGATGAATCAATAATAAGCGTTGGATACGTTGCGTACGATAGACCAAATAGATTTAATATTTACGGAAATGGAATGTTAATTGAAAATAGTGGATGGGTTGGTGCTGATAATACGTATGCGGGTCCTTGGGGAACGGCTGGAAGTTTAGCTGACCCTGACGGTACCGGTTCATTTACATTTACATATCAAAGTGGAATGTCCTATGAATTACGTGTTGATGTGGGTCCATCGAATCCACTTGCAGACCCACCAAACCCTTCAGACGGATGGTCGGTAACATTTACTTGTTTAGGATCACCAACACCAACTCCGACACCGACACTGACAGCATCACTTGGTCAATGTTACACATATCGTGTTGCACAAGCTGCGCCTGTTAGCACATCAGAATATGGTATAAGATACAGATATCCTGGATCACTTTCAACTGACAATCGCCTCGATACTTTGGATCCAGGGATAGCAACAATTGAGGGTGTTGATTATTTCACATATTCAATATGTAGTTCGGAGGAACCAACATGGCTTATAATGACAACATCTACTTCGGGAACTGGTGGAGCGGTACCTAACGGTGTTTATAGATTCGGGCCATTAGGAGGATGTAGTGGTAATGTAGAATGTATATAATATTTATTAATAATGGCAACATATAATATAACAATATCGAATATAAGCGGAAGCACAACACCGTGTAGTGTTTATAACATTTATACCGGAACTACTTGGGAAACAATACCAACAACACCGCTTTTTTCTGATGTTGCCATACCATTAAATGGAAAAACATTTCAAATAATATATTCTGGCGCATCAAAATATGTTTGTGTTTTTGTTGAACATTGTGATGACCATATAACATCAGTACCAAATGCAACGCCTAAAAAACAGGGGGGATATCAAATAAGATTAGTGGAATTAATTCCATGTTAAAGATAAATAAATGGCTAAAGGAGTAACAATAAATTTTACAATAGATTCGGATCATTCACAATCAAATTTTCCTCAGTATGTTTATACTGGTTTAACTGCTGATAATGTGACTGGAACTACAATATGTAATGGGATAACCGCTAGCAGTTGTACTTTAACAGGTTTAAGTGACACTTTAACACAAGTTTATGTAAAAATTAATTGTAATGGTTGTGACGACCAAATATTTTTGGTTTCACTAATAGAACCTATAGCAACAAACACGCCGACGCCAACTTTAACAGCAACACCTACAAACACACCAACACCTACAAATACACAAACACCTACAAATACAACAACCGAAGGTGCGACTCCAACGGCCACGCCAACATTAACGCTAACAACTACACCGACAAATACTCCAACGTTAACCTTAACATCAACCCCTACCCCTACATCAACAACAGTAACATGTGTACCTAAAGAATATAATATAACCGCTGCAGGTAATTTCTATTGGACTGATTGTGAAGGAAATGAGAGATATGATTATTTTACAACCGGAGATAGTCCAATATGTATCTGTAGTTCAAGTAATTTACCAATATCGTTAGATGGTGGAACAGGAACATTAGCGGGCGGTGGATGTGAATGTAATCCAGCAACTTCAACCCCAACCCCAACAGCAACACCTACTCTTACCCCTACGCAAATGGCGGGACAATGTTATAGTTTTTCTATACCATCAACATATAATACAAGTGGTTATGGTTTAAGAATTCAAATACCTGGTCAACCAGTACAAGATATACCATTTAACGGATTATTCGCGGAACAAGGACCTGGTCCAAGTTTTAACGCAATTTATTATGTATGTAGTGCTAGTATACCAGAGTATGTTAATATATCAACTGGTGTAGGTACAACAACGCCAGAAGAAATATTAACAACAGGACCAGATGGTTCATGTTCAAGTTATGTTGATTGTTTTGGTTCAACACAAACACCAACCCCAACACAAACATTAACAGCAACACCGACATTAACACCTAGTGCGGGCGGGGCACCGGGATCAGCATGTATTTCAATAACAGAATATTCTTCACAAAGTACCACTGAATGTTTATCTAATACTGTACCATATTTCTATACCGTTATTACAGCATTATTAACTGATGGTAATGGTAATGCAATGAATGCTGTTGGTGATGTATATGCCTATGTTAATGTTACGGTAAATGTCCTTTACGAGCAGGAAAATACATATGAATATCCAATTGAAATAAGTAGTGGAACAAGTTCGGGCACGCTTACCATTGATACATCAGTACCTGTAGATAATGGACAAGCTAATTGTGAAAATGAAACAAGAGTAATAAATTCTTATAGTGCACAAGTCGGATATAGTATATGCGCACCTTAATGATAAAAATAAAAAAAGATATTTATAACATATGAGCTTTTTAAACAGTAATAATTCAGAATTTTTAACAGCAAGAATTACCCAAAAAGGTAGAAAATCTATCGCTGAGGGTAATTTTGTAATAAGTTATTTCCAAATAGGTGATTCTGAATTTGATTACAACTTCACAGGATTCACTGGGAATGGCGTAACACCACATCAAAAAGTGTTGGCGCCAATGGATAAAGATGCTCAAGTAAAGTATCCATATAAATTAACATCATCTGAAAGTTTAACATACGGTAACCCAATAAAACAAAATACGTTAGATACAATTAAAAATGTTATGGGACCGGCAGGTTTCGTTTCAGATTACGTTGAATATGATTCAGTGGATTGTACTGGAACAACAATTGCATGTGAGATACAAGAAATATCGTTATCACAAGTTGATGGTACTAATTTATTAACAGTTTTAACTGGTGCAACATACAATGGTTGTGAATATGTTACAATTCTTTTTAACAGTAGAACCTGTGGTGAGATACCAACATTAACTGGCGAAACAAATAGTTTGGTTTATAAAATTACAGGTATAACAGGTAATGAGTTAGCGTTTGATAGAATTATGCCAAACTTCTCATCATTAAGTGGTTATGCGCAAGTGATATGTCATAATTGTGATGTTGAATTTGGGTCTGATACTACAACAACAACTGTTTGTTCACCATCACCTGTAGATCCATCAGCAGCACATGATCCGTGGAGAATGGAAATCGTTTGGACAGAAAAACCAGCAGGATTAAATGCATCAAATGAAAGTTTAACAGGATATACTGGAACACAATACGCATCAACAAAAGAATATTTAGGGTATAATAGCACATCAGGTCAAACATTTACAAATTTTACTGGAGGAACACTATCAACACCAACAACATTTGTTAATTCATTTGGTGAAGAAGTTAATGTTAAACCAGAAGACCAAAGAGTAATAGCAATATTACATTACTCAGAATTAGGTGATTCAGTTAACGACCCTGAAAGATTTTTTAAATACGATGATTACATCGCATCTGAAACTGAAGATGATATTTTAAGTTTCGAAGTGTACATTCCGTTTATGTTATATCATAGAAATACTGGTACCACTATTGGTGCAGTGTTTACTATGGGCGAAACAAATTATTATGTAACATCAAGTAAGAACGATAAACCAAATACTAATAATGTTGTATTCAGATATCTTTTAGATGAACAAGGTTATAAAGTTGGTAAAGTTTTCACAGGTAAAAAGATAATAGTATTTGATGATCAAGAAATTATAGCGGCATTAGAATATAAATCAAACAGAAGATTCACACTACCATCACCAAGAGTTAGTGCGGTTCCGGTTGATTTACCATGTACTGTTGGAGATTTACCAATGATAACAAGTGGTGAAACAGCATACATTACATATGAATTAGAACTAACAGGAAATACAGCATTAAGTGGGATACATTGTAATTACTATAATAGTGTTACTGGTATATCTGTGAATGCATCAATTAAATTCAATACTGATGATTTCAAGTATATGAATAATAATACCAATTTAGTTGGTAGCACCAGCGGATTTAGAGCAAATAAGTTTAAAGCATTAGTTCAAATAGTTTCAGGAAGTACACAACCAGAATCAGATTCTTGGACTGTAATAGATTTAACAGACCAAATACCTAACCACACAGTTGGTAATTTAATTGATCCCGATAATTTATGTGACTATCAGTTTGTTATTGGTCAAGATATGTTAGATGGTGGTTCTTTATATTCAATCGGAACAAATACGTCAACAACAGATAATTTAATTGGTTATCAACCAACATTGACTAGCGGTGATGCTACACTTCCACAATTTGGTGATAGTCAACCATTTCCAGGTAGCGTTAAGTTAACTAGGGCGTCTGACTTAGAGGTTATGACGTTTATGATTAACTTACCGTCATCACAATTCACACAAACTCAGAATCCTACGTATATTTCTGGTGCAACCAAAAGAATTACAGAGGTAGCATTACTAGATGCAAGTAAAAATGTGTTGGCGATGTCAAAAACAGCTAAACCAGTGATAAGGTCTGGAGTACAAGTTTTTGCACTAAAAATTGATTTTTAACCATTTACATTTTTAATATCTATAGTTATTCTTGTTTATGGAAACAAAATTCAAAAACAAATCTAAAATTTTAGGATTAGATATCTCAACCAAAACTATTGGTTGGGCACTATTCGATTTAGCCGGTAAGAAGTTGTTAGAGTTAACACATTTCTCACCAAAGGTTAAACCCCTACCAGAAGACAAATTAGAGGAATTAATGAAAAAAGCGGATGCTTTCAAGAAACAACTTGAGGGTTATCGTGATATGGGTATTGTTAAAGTTATCATTGAAGAACCATTATTAAATTCTAATAATATCTACACAGTAGGTACATTATTAAGATATAACACAATGATTTGCAAGATAGTATACGATATTTTGGGTATTGTTCCGACATTTATTTCCACATATAATGCAAGAAAATTTGCGTTCCCAGATTTAGTTGGTCCAAATGATAAAGGTAGAAATGTTCTATTTGGCGGTTATCCTAAAGATATTGATAAGAAACATGTGGTTTGGGAACACGTAAACGCTGTTTGCCCAGAAGTTACTTGGTTATATGGTAAAACCGGTTCATTAAGAAAAGAAAACTATGATATGAGTGATGCTGCAACAGCGGTAATCGGCTATATTAACATGTTAAAAGAATAAGGCAACTAGTATTTTGTTATTAATTATTAATAGCGTATATTAGTATACAATACAGCAAATCGGGTGCACAGAAATGTACATCTGGTTGGTGTTCCCCTGGGGTGGTGTCCAGGGGATTTTTTTTTCTCACATATTTTACATATATTAGGCATATGCCGGAAACCGAAATCGACTATTCAGCTATTGTTGACCTTTTAGAGGACATATTGGGAGAACCACATATGCACAATGACTATAGGTGTCAAATATCTTTTGACTGCCCTGTCTGCTCGTATGAGTTAAAGGGGTTAGATGAAGGGGATGGTAAGGGTAATTTAGAAATTAACTATCGTTTTGGGGTTTATAAGTGCTGGGCGTGTAGTGAAACACACGATACTCACGGTGGGCTATATAAGTTAATCAAAAAATATGGTCGACCTAAACATACAAAACGTTATGAGTTATTGAGACCAGATGATATTGGTGAATTAAGAAAAGTAACTAAGGTTGCGAGGTTACCAAACGAGTACATTCCATTAAAAGACGCTAGTATGGGTTTAAAATTAACTCATTACTATAAACAGGCGATGAATTATTTACGTAGTAGAAATATTACTGACGAAATGATTGAAAAATATCGAATAGGATTTGCATACACTGGTTTATACGCTAGTAGAATCATAATTCCATCATATGGGCATGATTTAATGTTAAACTATTTCATTGCCAGATCATATGCCCCAAACACTAAATTAAAATATAAAAATCCAGATGTCAGAAAAGAGGATTTGATTTTTAATGAACATTTGCTTGATTGGACTAAACCAATTTATATTGTTGAAGGTGCATTTGACAGTATATTCGTACCAAACTCAATACCATTACTTGGTAAATTTGTTAGTGAGTTTGTTTTCAATAAGATATATGATAACGCAACCGGGATTACGATATTATTAGATGGGGATGCGTGGGAAGATGCACAAAGAGTATATCATAAATTAAATGGCGGTAGATTATTTGGTAAAGTTTGGATAGTAAAACTAGATATTGATAAAGATATCGCTGACTTACAAGGAAAATTAGAAAATTATAAACCCTTTCAATTAAAGTAACATGGATTTAAAAGAAATCTCGTTAGAGATAAATGAATTATTGACTAAAAGAAGAAATGAATTAGAACTCACCTTTGTTGAGGACAAACACATTTATTATATGAAGGATCTTGATGGTATTGTCAGAGATGACTTCCCATCTGTTTCTAGAGTAATTAAAAGATTTCACAAAGCATTTGACGCACCGGCCAAAGCATTAGAAATGTCTAAAGGTGACAGGACGAAACAACAACAATTATTGGGTGAATGGCGAGCGGCTGGGGACTACTCAACAAATATGGGTAGTCGTGTTCACTATGTTTTAGAGTCGGAGACAATCCAACGTTATGGTGGTTATAAAGAGGTTAGAGAACCAATTTTCAATTGTGATGAAAGTCAAATTATTAAAGGCGACAACATGATTAAAGCTGGTAATTCATTTTTAGATTTAATGGCTGAACGTGGAGCAGTTCTATTAGATACTGAAATTATTTTAGGTGATAATGAGCTGGGCTATACGGGACAACCAGATAAGGTTTGGTTAATGATGAATAAGGATAACACCAATTACGGAATCGTAATTACTGATTGGAAAACAAATCAACCAAAAAACTTCGAGGTTCATCATTATACTGGTAAATTGTATCCACCATTTAATGATTATCATGATAATGCATTAGGTCATTATTTTTTACAACTACCTCTTTATGTTCGTTTATTGTTAAAAATGTTAAGTGGAACAAAATATGCCGATTTAAAATTACTAGGCGGTGTAATTGTATTATTAAAAGACGACGGAACATATGTTGAATATAAGGTACCGCCTGTTATTAGTTCAACAATTTTAAGAATGGATTTAAGCAAATACACAAGAAAATGATAAAAAAAATAATTCA